AAATCATCAAATGAATTATTATGACTATGGCAAAAACCTTGACATACAAGGAGTTATGCCTGTAATTGTGGGGGTGGGGGTAAACACTGATACCCATGAATATGTAGACCTTGGATTGCCGTCAGGCACATTGTGGGCAACGGAAAACATAAAGGATGCTGATGGGAATGAGTTGTATTTTGCTTGGGGTGAGACTCAAGGGTATGCATCTGGACAAGTTGGGACAGATAAGTATTTTGCAGGGAATGGAGAGCATGCGGACTATAAGTATGGTACTTATAACAATAGTGATTACCAAAATTATGGTATGACCAAGTACAACAAAACAGATGGGAAGACTGAACTTGACTCAGAAGATGACGCTGCAACCGTAAATTGGGGTGAAGAATGGAGAATGCCAACAGAAGAAGAATTTGAGGAATTGACAGCGAACACAACCACGGCTTGGACACAAGTTGACGGGGTTAATGGTATGTTGTTTACTTCAAAGGCTAATACTAATACCTTGTTTTTGCCTGCTGTTGGCAGCGCAAGCTACGGAAAATTTTACAGTGTTGGGAGTGGCGGCGGATGTTGGTCTATTTCTTTGAATAAAGGTAATGTTGGAAAATCTAACCGACTCCTCTTCACAAGTGAACACTGTTTTATGGAAAGCGATTCTACCCGTTACGATGGCTGCTCTGTGCGTCCTGTTCGTTCAAATAACTAATAGTAAAAAGGATAATGCGAAAGAAAAAAAGCGCTCCAAATTATTGGAACGTTTTTTTTATGCCAAATAGTATATGGTTACAAAAAAAACCTCACAATCGTTTCATATTGTGAGGCAAAAACTAAAACATTATGACATCACTTTTTAATAATAGACTTGTACCATTCTGCACGTGTCTTAGTAACATTTTTTATATTGTATTTATCCTTTACGGTTTCATACATATTATCTGTCATTAACTTGATATATTCGGGATGTTCAACAATTTTCTTTATTGCTTGTCCCCACGCTTTGTACCTCTTTTCTGGTTCAACCAAAATGCAATTTCCTTCATGGTCAATTTCTCCACCTTTCTTGAAAATTGATTTACTTCCAATTGTATATGGACCAAAATTAGTAGCAACAACAGCAGTTCTTGTAAATCCTCCCTCGATGAATTTAAGTTCAGATTTTACTTCATTGAATGGATTACATTCCAAAGGAGCAAATAGAACATCAATATTTCTATAATGTTCTGCAAAATTTTTTACATCTTTGGTCCATTCTCTTCTATATGGCTCTTGGCCAACCATTGGCCATTGAACGTTTTTCAAGAATTTCAGCAAGAAATCCTTATATGCCGGGCTACAAATATTATAGTTGTCAGTAACAGTCTTTTCATATGAATACCAAACGGACTCAGTTGGCTTTATTGGCCTTTGCCCTTGAATGCTTCCATCAGGATTCATTAATGTCATTGTACCCCTAAGGTCATATCCGCAAAGAACAATTTGTATTTTATCCAAGATTTCTTTTGGTAATGCATTTACAACACCTTTAAATTGCTCCATATCCTTTTCGTGAGAAGAACCCATGACAAAACCGAATCTAATCCTATCTGACGGATTCTTTTCAGAACTATATTGTGGTTCTTCCGGGTCAATTGCGTTAGGATACACAAATACATTCTTATTGTATTTTTTTATTTTGTTTGCAAAAATCTCAGTCGTTGTCGTTACATAATCAGCGCGTTTAAGACTTTCTATGATTTTTTCAGCAACGTGCATTGATTTGTTTTGAGCATAAAGAGGGTGATTGGGACCAACTTCCCAATTATCGTCTATATCAATAATACTTACTATATTATTTTTCTTAAAGTAATCAAGAGCAGCCCAAAACGGCTCCATTTGCCCAAACAAGCCTTTGTGAACATGAACTATATGAAATTTATCAAAATAAGACAAATCCTGCCAATTTGGTTGATAGTTTATCTCAACATCGAATTCATTTCCGTATAGTTTATCCAATTGAGTATGTGGGCTTAATGACCTATAAAGGCCAACACCAAACGTATCACTTGGAACAACAAGTACTTTTATTTTATCGCTCATTATAATTTCATTTAATTAATTATTAAGACAATAAATCATCTGCATTCAAATTATTTTCATTTGCATATTCTCTTGTAGCATTCTCACAAGATTCAGATAATGAAGTTGTAAATGCAAGCCCCTTTTCTCCTACATCACCACATGCACCTCTATATGCGGTAATTGAAGTGTTAATTATGTCATAATTTCCAAGATATGCTGATTTCTTTGCAAATGCTCTTGTTTTAATTCCAAGGCTGTTTGCATCTTGTGCATCTGTCAAATCGCTTCCCATATACACAAAACTCCAATTATATTTGTCTTCTTGCTCTTTAATCATTTCCCTAACTCTTGCTGCACTATATTCAACTGAAGAATTTTCACCTCCGTCAGTCATAACGACAACAAGAACTTTTTCTGGCCTGTCTTCTTCATTCATATCACTAAGCCATTTTCCAGTATTATCAATTGCAACACCAACGCCATCGAAAAGTGCTGTCATTCCATTTGGATTGTATTTATCGTCAATATATTCAATATATTCAACATTCTTTCCAACATACACTTCATCAACTTTTCCATTGAATTTATAATAAGATACTGAGCAACTGCCTTCTTTATTTTCACGTTGTTCATCAACAACCTTTTTGAAACCTCCAATAACATCGGCTTCAGTTCCTGTCATACTGCCAGATGCATCTATTACAAAAGTTACATGCACATAATTTGATTTCATACCTTTTTTTTATTACAATTATTCATTTATTTGATTTTAATAAAAAAACTTAAATTGTCAACTATTTATTTGTAAGAATTATAATATTATGAAAAAAGAATACATAGATTTTATATGTGCATTGCACGGATATACAATAAGAGTAAAAGAAATACATTGGAACACAACAAATAATTCTGAACATTTGTTATGTGATGAAATAAATGATTGTATCTTTGATTGCGAAGATGCTTTTACTGAATGTTGTATGGGAATTGAAGGAAAACATTTTCAAATAGGAAAATTATTACCTATTTTGCCAAATTCAGAAAGTCTTTTGCCTATGTTAAAAGAGCTTGAAGAAGATGTATTGAAAATGAAGAAAAAATGTAATGATACAACTGAAAGCGGGCTTACAAACGTATTAGATGATATGATGCAAAACGTTAATAAATACAAATATAGAGCAACACAAAAATGAATAAAAAAACCATCATATTAACAGATAAGCAGCTTGACGAAATTGCAAATGGCGTAAGTAGTTACTTAGACACGTTGGGAACCACACCTGATATGCCTGATGATTTTGCAAGCCAAGTAAGTGCGCAGGGTTCTGGCGGAGAAGGAGAATCATATGCCGACCCTGAAACAACAGATGACTTTGGTAAAAGGCATTATCCTGAATATAGGTGGGCAATTGGCCCAAGAACATTTGGTAAAGGTCCGTCAAATATCCATGAAATGTCAAAAAAAGATTGGGAAAGAAAATATGTTTTGAATGAAGTAGAAAAAAACGGACAACATTTGTCAAATATTAAATTCGGAAATTCAGACAAGCAATATTCAGACGATGCAATGACACAATATCAATACAGAAAAAGGAAAGCTGCAAAACAAGCATTGAATGGTTCAACCCCTGAAGAAAAAATGAAAGGGCTCCAATCATTACAAAGAATAAATAATAACAATGGAGAAAGTAGGTATGTTGCTGAAAAACAATTTAATGCCGCAAAAGCATCTGCAAAAGTTTTACCAAAAAAAATAAAATCAGCGCCAAAACCAGGTGTCAGAACAACGCATGATAAAAACATTAAAAACGGTATAATAACATTACCAAATAAATAAGACTAAAAAAAAACTATTATATTATGCAAACTTGTTTAGAAGTAAAAGGTATTCAATCAAGAAATAATTTAATCACTAGAAATGATTACACAAGAGCTGAAGAATATTCACCAACACACCCAGACGCATTATCCACAGGTGACCCTCAAGGTAAAGGTACCGGACATGGTGGACATACACACTCAATTCCTGATTGTACAGCGCCATCAACAATCAATTATTCAAACTTCGACACCAATGGAGGTGGAGGTGAATATGATATTAATGGAAGAAATGGCGTTGGCGGAAGAATTTTCTGTCAAAACATATCAATGTACAACGAATCAAACAGTTATTGTAATGTATCAATAGATACAAGTGCAAATGTAGCAGATGGACAAATAGTAATACCAGGTTAATGAAAAAGAAAATAGAAAATATAAATGAGGCTTCTTCATTGTCTAAAAAAAGATTCGGAAAAGAAACTTGGCAATTAAGCAAAGAAGAGAAAATCCAATTTGCAATTGAAAATTGCCGTAGAATCCGAATTACTTATGACGATAAAAAAGGTGGAAAAGGTAAAAATACAAGATACCTTTTGCCATTGGTATATGGTATTACAAAAAACGGGAAAAGTGCAATTAGGGCCTTTCAGACTTATGGCTCAACAAAAAGAGGTGTTCCAAAATACAAACTATTCCTAACTGACAACATAGGACAAGTTGATTTAGGACGTGTAAAATATTATGATTATGAACAAGAATTACTAAGAACTGGATTTAACGATTCTGGAGATAAAGGATTCTCCGACATTTATTCGATAACTCCACTTGCAAGAAATTTCAATGGGGCAAATCTATCAAATCAAAATCAACCAATAGATTCAAAACCGGTTCAAAAATCAGATATTGACAAAGGAGAAAAGCCACAAGCAACGACAATACATCAAACACAGCCAACACAAACAATAAATGTTGCGCAAAAAAATATTGACAATTTAGGGCAAAAAAGTTACTTTCAAAATAAAGTTGAGGCACCAGATACTGAGCCTGTTTCAAAAGGAGAAGTCGAAAACGGGGAAAATATGCCACAACCAACACAGGTAAGCCAATCGCCAATTGATATTGGTGATGAAACGGAACCCGTAGAAAAATCAGATATCGAGCCTCAAATTAATACAGATAATGTTTTATCTAAGTCTTATAAAGATATGATGGATAGAATGGATAATCTTTATAACGATGAAGATGAAGAAAATGATGAAGATAATTTATAATTAAAATGGCAGTTTCAAAACAACAATTAGCACAAATTATAGGAAAAGCAAGGGATTTATGTAATCCTGAAGGCGACAGGCTTGTTGAATCATATAAAGGTGATGGTATGGGCTCATATGACATGAACAATCCAGACCCGTCTCAATTCACTGATTATGAACAATTCGATAGAATGTATCTCAATGAAGAAGAGGATTATCAGCCGCAAAAAAGAAATGTTCAAACAAAAGACATTCGATATAATCAGCAAACGGCAGCAAATAGCAAAATGCCTGACAAAATCAAACAATCAATGCTTAATGAAGTCATAGATGTAACTGCATTGGACAATCAGTCTGTTTTATCAGGAATGGAAATACCTGGCGGAAACAGAAAACCTAAACAAAGTAGAAGGCCCGTTAATGAACAACAATATCAGGCACAAGGCGGAAACATTGACTATTCAATAATAAAAGCAATTGTAAATGAATGTCTTAATGAATATTTTTCAAGACAGCCGTTAAACGAAAGCAATTCAATAAGCACAATCGGGCTAAAAGCCGGCGCAATAAAGATTGTTGACAATAAAGGAAACGTTTATGCAGCTAAACTTGAAAAAATTGGAAATGCAAAAAATTAACGAAATAATTAATTTATAAAGAAAAGTCGGTCAGAAACGGCTGACTTTTTTGTTTATAACAAACTATTTATAAAGAAAAGTTTTAGAAATGAGTAAAAAACAAGTAATTAAAATTAACGAAAATAAACTTAAACAGATAGTAATGGAGTCTGTGAAAAGGGTGCTAAAAGAAGAAGTTGATATTGGACAGATTCTGTCTTCATATGATAATAAAGTTGCAAGACAGAATAGAATGAATCTTGAAAATCGCCCAGAAATAACCGCTGCCAGAAAAGAACTAAGACGTTTAAGAAATTCCATTGAAGATGTAGAACAAAAAGGTGGTGATATTACACCTATAAGACAAAAGATGATAAACATATCAAATCATTATTTTGATAGAAATTACATTTGGCATTTGCAAAGAGGTGATAAATGGGTTGATTTCAAAGGCTGGTTTGATATTGACGGAAATCCTGCTCCAGGAAATGAAGAATTGGAATGGGATTAAGCAGCGCACTTGACAACTTTAACTTCCTAGAATGTGACAACATTCAGGGCGTGTTCCATAATAGCAGCGAATCTTTCGCCGCACTTCTTTTTTCTAATTTTGTGCCATCATGTATATAGTTCCCTAAAAAAGTCGGCCATTTGACCGGCCTTTTTTGTATTACTGACTATTTATAAAGAAAAGTTTTGAAAAATGAACAAGAAACAAAAAATTAGAATTAACGAGAACCAATTAAAGAAAATCGTTACGGAATCTGTGAAAAATGTTTTGAAAGAAGAACAAGAAAATACATATGAAACATTAATAGAAATCATGAATAAACTTGATATGATTATGCATAGCGGATTTATACCATTTTCTTCACCAAGTCCATCATCGACAGAAAAAAAAGTCGCTGATTCAATAAGGCAAGCAAATGAATTATTAAAACAAGCCGCTATTGGTTGTAAACAATTAGGATATGGGCTTAATTAAGAAAAAAAAGTCGGCCATTTGACCGACTTTTTTATGCTTCAGTTTCTACTTCATTTTCAAATTCAAGAGCATTTATTTTTTCTTCTTTGGCATCCAAAACATCAAGTATTGTACCGATTACAATGTCTTTATATTCTTTTGACATAAACTTTCCTGTCAATGGGTCAACATCAACAATTTCAAGCATTGCTTTTGGCATGTCTCCATCTTCAAAATCCTCAAGTTCTTCAAGAGTCATATTTGATACTATTTCATTGAATTTTGCCTTTACCTTATCAATTCCAAGTTGTCTTTCAATTTCCATTCTTTCAATGTAATCATTTTTGATTTGTTCCCAATCCATTTCACAGTAATCCAAATACGGTGGTTCCCATTCAGGATGTGACATCCAAAACTTAATTTCCCTATCATCAAGAGTCATAAGTTGTTCATATGTGTCTTGGTCGGTTTCTTTATTTGGGAAGCCATTGCATAATTCACATTGGTCATATGTGAAATATTGTCTGTCATCAGGATTTGTAATTAGAATTTTATTTCTAATTTCAGGCCTGAAACAAACCAAAAGAGGTGTAATTCTTTTATTGAATTGGTCAATATACTTTTGTACATTATATTCTTCGCCCTCTTTACACATTATATCTTCTTCTGAATCAACAATTTCTCTTGGTACCAATTTGCAATTAAGTATTACCTCATCTTCGATTATAACATCTGAATGATGTTTTTTTACATAATCGTTAAATGACAAAGCACGTTCTTTTGGCGCTAACTTTCCATCAACATTGTTTTTTTTCCATTCTTTTTCCAATGCAACCCTGTAATCGGTTTTTTCTCCAAATAATCCGTCTACCTTATAATAATGTGTTACTTTTTTTGCATCAGTTTGTGACTTTGTTTTTCCGATATTGATATAATAAATTGTTTCACCCATACTAACATTAAGATTTTCTCTTAATGCAAGTTCCATCCATGCTTGTCTTGATTTTGGCCTACCTGCTTTTGTTATTGTTTTGCAATCTTCAATATATTCATCCAATGATTTTTTAATTTTTCCTTTTGAAGCAATCATTTTCAATGGAATTTGATAATTGTAAATTTTTTCGATATAGTCATAATATGCTTCAATAAAGTCTTGGCCTTTTTTGCGCAAAAGAAGTCTTATACCTTTTTCCAAGAATTTTGAAATATATTCAGGCATTTTTTTTGACTTAATTGTGTTACCAACCATTTTAACATCCTTCGGAAATTCTTCATCAGGGAAATAGTCTGCATAGTTCTTTCTACTAAAGTTAATTGTTGCTGAAACAACTTCATCTCATAATATAACACTTTTATCTATATGTGTCTTTAAGACTATATCATCACCTTTTTTTAAAAAAGGGCCTCCCATTTCCACTTAATAGTGTACTTCCTTTCGGAATAGTCGTTGAACCTTTATCTCATTGAGATACTTGGCTGCTTTTAGTTGATTGTCCCATATATAAGGTTTTCACGGTTAAATTGGCATTGCCCAATCTTTTTTATCTATATTACTATGATAAAATCGTACTTATATACTCGTTTTTTTTGGGATTTCCAGCAATTAGAGAGGTTATTGCCCTAACATCACTGTTAGGCGGCACAGATTCTGTTTATGCCAAGACCCATCTTGTTTACACAATTTGGGCCATAGTGGAAGTCTTTCATGAACAAATCATTGAATTCAGCAACATCTGCTTTGAACCCTATATATTCAACATCTTTTTTCGTTTCCCTCGACAAGCCAGGGCTTATATATGGATGTTCTTTCGTATATCTGAATCTATCATCATCAGGTAATTTAAAGTTGAACCCATCAGTGTTTGAAATTGCATTACATCCAAGTGCGTTTACAACACTACCATCAAGTGATATATCGTAAACATAACTAGTTGTTTTTCCTTTGTTTTTAACTTTCATCATTTATGCGATTTTTATAAAAGTACAAATTATCTTTCGTTTTTCCAAACATATTTTATTAATCCGCAGTCATATATTTTATAATAGCCCAATTTTTCAGTCATTTCAGATTCTGTCATTGATAATTGGAAACCATATTTTTTGTGAAGTATTTGCTTTCTTAAATTAAATTTATGAACTCTTTTTTGCGTGAAATTTATGTTAACATATCTGTAATCAGGCGGAAGAATTTTAATTAGTTTAAATCCTATTTTTGTATATACATTGTTTTCATAATTAATCGTCCATCTTCTATCAGCAAATGATTTAACTTCTTTTGGATTAAATATTTTTAAAAAATGCTTAAATAATTTACCGCCAACTCCACAGCAAACATAGTTATAATTTGTTGCAAATCTAATTAATTCCCATTCGTTATTGTTGTTTACTTTTTTAAATTGCATAACACCGACTAATTTATTTTCAAAAAAAGCTCCATAACTTACTGTAGAATTGCCATACCCTTGAATATGATATTCTGTTAAAAAGCATTTTGCTTCTTGTTTTGTAATCTCTTTTATTTCACAATTTCTTGCATATATTTTTTCTTTATTATTATTTAAGCCTAATATATGCTTTAATTTTTCTTTTACGATTTTATCATGGTATAGCCATTCATCTTCGAAAATATGTAATAGGTCTATCCCTTTATCTTTACATTGTTCAGTTTTAAGCAAATGATAATTTTTATCTTTGTTAAATAACTCAGAGTGCCATCTAATACCATCAAATTCTATAGCTATTTTTTTTTCAGGTATATATATGTCTAATTCTTTTGGCTTAATAACATTTCTGTTTCTTGTTTCAATTTTTCCTGTATATATTTCTTTTAAAAAACTTATAAGTTCTTCTTCCCCTGTTGATTTTGAATGCCCACATATTTGGCATCCACTGCCATGAATATGTGCATCTGGCGTTTGTAAAAATTCTCCATGTTTAGGACAAATTATTGTTATATTGGATTTAGAATTAATATAGTTAACTTTTGAATAATCATACTTATCTCCATGTATTTCTTTTGCCTTTTTAACAAAATCATCAAGTTTCATTGTCTCTGCAAAAGAAGCGTTAATTCTTCCACATTTAGGACATCCACATTTTAAATTATTATGTGCATATGGAGTTTGCCAAAACTCGCCATGCTCAGGACATATGATGCAAACTTTAGTATTTGCATTAACATATTCTGTTTTTGAGTAGTCATATTTGTTTCCATGAACTTCTTTTGCTTTTTCTATAAAATCTTCTTTTTTAAATGAAAATAAAATCCTTTTTTTATTTGAAAAGCATTTTGGACAGCCATTACCATTTAAATGAGCATATGGTGCTTGACAAAATTCTCCATGTTCAGGACAAATTATACAGACTTTAGTCCTATTGTTTACATATTTCACTCTTGAATAATCATATTTTTCACCGTGTACTTTTTTTGCTTTTTCTATAAAATCTTCTTTATTATTTTTTTTTGCATTATTTGATTTTATATGGCCACATTTAGGACATCCACATTTTAAATTGTTATGCACATATGGAGTTTGCCAAAATTCACCGTGCTCAGGACAAATTATACAAACTTTAGTATCACAATTTTTATAAATTACTTTTGAATAATCATATCTATTATTGTGAATTTCTTTTGCTTTATTAATAAAAAATATATTTTTATTTTTTTCCATTTTCGTTTTTTTTATAAATAGTTTATAATCCTAAATTATTAAACATTTTACCATCAAATCAAATTATCTTTTGTTTTTCCAAATATATTTTAAAGTTCCGCAATCATATATTCTATACCACCCATTGTTTTCACAAAATTGTTTTTCTGTCATATTTTTAGGACATCCATATTTTTCAACTAAAATATTTTTCCTTAATGAAAATCTATTAATTCGTTTTTTATTTATAACATAAAAATAACTTGGTTCTGTTGTTCCATAAAATTCAAATCCAATGGCTTCATATAAGTTTCCATTCGACCATCTTCTATCGGCAAAAGTTTCAATTTTTAAAGGATTGTATTTTTCAATAAAATATTTAATCAATTTACTTGCTGCACCAATAACATTAAAATCTATCTTGTTACAAAATCGAATGAGTTCATAAGTGTTGTCTTCATTTTTTCTTGAAATGTTTATTCTTTTTTTGCCAAAAGTCATCAATGAAACTAATTCATCTTTATAATAAAGTCCAATTCTTATTTTTGACGGTACGTATCCTTGTAAATGATTTGTTTGTAAAAATAATTTACTGTCACTTAATGACACTTCTTTTATTTCACAATTCCTTGCGTATATTTTTTCGCTTGTTAAATGTAATATATTTCTTATTCTACTTTTGCAAATTTCATTTTTATACTTCCATTCATCTTCGAAAATATGAATTAGAGTAACATTTTTTTCTGCGCATTTTTCCGTTTTTAATAAATGATAATTTTTATTGTTTTCAAATTTTTCAGAATGCCAAATCAACCCATTCATTTCAAAGCCAATTTTATGCTTTGGTACATAGACATCTATTTCTTTTCCGTCTAATATGCTCCTATCATTTTCTACGATGGTTTCGTTTGGTAATATTTCTTGTATAAACTCTAACAATTCTTTTTCCACAAAAGATTTATCTTTAAAGCATTTAGGACAGCCTTCGCCAAAAATATGGTTTCTTGCTATTTGCGAAAATTCTCCATGAATAGGGCAAATTATAGTAACATTATTTTTACTGTTAGTATAATCAACTTTGGAATAATCATATTTATTACCATGTGTTATTTTTGCCTTTTCAATAAATTCTTCTGTTGTTAATGTTTTCTCTCCTGAAGTTTTTTCATGCCCACAAATAGGACACCCTTGTTTCCCTTTTATGTGGTTGTTGAATGTTTGATAAAAAACTCCATGTTGTTTACATATAATAGGATATTTTTCTCTATCATTTTTATATTCAGTAATTAACGAATAATCATATTTATTTCCGTGAATTTCTTTAGCCAGAGAAATGACATCTTCAAGGCTTCTTCTTTTACCATTTGCTGATTTTATATATCTACACTTTGGGCAGCCTTCACCGGAAAGCAAATGTCCTGGCACTATTTCGAAATCTCCATGGTCTTTACATGTAACAACTATTTTTGTCTTATTGTTTATATATTCAACTTTGTCAAATGAATAATTAGAGCAATGTTCCAATTTTGATACTTTCTCTATGAATCTTTTTGTGTCATATCTGCCTTTATTACTACAGAATGGACATCCTTGTTTCCTACTTATGTGGTGTTCAAAATCCTTATAAAAAACGCCATGCTCTTTGCATATTATAGGGTTTTTTATTTTCATTCCTCTATATTCATTAATCAATGAATAATCATAAGCATTGTTATGAATTTCATTTGATTTTGTAATTAAATCGTTTAATTTGTTTTCCATAGCATTATTTATATATAAATATCCAAATAATCCAAAAAAGCAATTATTTTATTGTACATTTTTTAGAAATTGTAATCCGGCTAAACATGTTTTTGAAAATTTTACGTTTTCATCATAATTTTCCATGAAAATTTTATAAAAAAGTTTTTTATATGATTCTGAATAATTAAGTACTTTTTGTGGAACCCTATCTATTTCTCCTTTTGCAAGTGCAATTGCAGACTCATGGATATATTTTCCTTGGCTCGCAAGATATCTTATATTAGGAAAATCTATTTTTCCGTTAAAATATTCAAGTTTAGTATTGTCTGTTATTTCAGAAGGCTTGATTTTTTCTTTATTTGAATCAAACAGGCTATGGTCTTCTGTGACTTCAACAAACATTTCTCCATCTGAAATTTCATAAATATCCTTATCCGTTTTATGCCTATAAATATAAGATGGCTCTACCCATCCACTTCTACATAATACATAATATGGTTTTTCCCCATAATCGTATTCACGGCCTAATTCATCAATGCTAATTTGACTTTCATCAATAAGTTCACATATAGGAACAATGTCAATAAGCCCTGTTTCTTTGTACTTAATAAACAACGGCGTATCTTCTGTAAAAGAATCTCCAACAATTGGTTGATATCCAAGTTTTGTAAACCAATAAATCATTAGTCTAAGTGCCATTCTACCGGTACAAGTTGTTCTCTCAGCGCAAGCAATAGAAGCCCACGGAAAAACATTAGGTGCACCATAAGAACCAAAAAATGAATTGCCAAAAATTTTCAGAGGTAACTGTTTTTTATCATTTGCAGATTCCTCTTGTGCAGCATCCAACATTTTCCTGTTAAGTTCGTCTTTTAAATGTAAATCCGAACAAGATTCTATTTCTTTTTTATATTTGTCTTTTTCTTTACCTGCTTTTTTCTTTAAATCTTTATATTTTTCACGCTGTGTTAAAACGTGTTCCAAGAAATAAAGCATAGAATGAAGCAAATCTTTTGCATCAGTGATACCCCAAGTAAGAATTATTGATGGATAAAGTGAATTATAGTCAAATTTTGCAACATTGTCAACGAATCCAACTTTAAGAAGACGTGAAAGTCCACCTGTGAAAGTTTTTCTTTCTGAAAATTGAGGGATTGCCAAGTTGTTTTCATAACTCCAAGCAAGCATAATTGATTTCCACTGGCCAGCTGTACCCATTGTACAGCACTTGTCAAATGGAACAGGAATCATTTTACAAATAAGGAAGTTTGGTGTGTTGTAACGATGTTCCACCATGTCACATTCCCACAAGTCATCAAGCAAATATTTTTGTCCTATATATTTTCCGTCAACAACTTTATATCCTTCCAAAAGTTTGTTCTTTGTGTAAAGGACAAAAGTTGGGTTGTCTTTTCCTTTTTTCAATAATAGTTCTTCACTTTCACAAGAATGATTTTCATCATATATATACCAATCACCTGTTTCATCGTTAATTGCAAATTTCCTATCATTATCATTCCAAATGTCTGAAATTTTATCACCCGGTATGTAAACACGGTTTTCTTTAATCAAATCTGAATACTTACTAACATACTTCAAATTTGAGAAAAGCATATTTGAATCCAATGCTTGTGCTCTTCTAACAGCATGCAAAGAATCGGTGATTATTATATTTGGAACAATAGTTTTATTGAATTTTTCAATTTCGCCACCTAATTTCAAAATTGACTCACGTTCATCTTTTCTGATTGACTCTCCATTGAAAAATTTCTTTGATAGTTCTTCAAGAGAAGTTCCAAGTCTTTCACAAGCGCCAATAATTAACTGCCAGTCAAATGCCTCTCCATTATGTGCAGTAATTACATCGGGCCTAAAAGTATAAATTATTTTTAAAAATGTTATAATGCCATTTAATTCTGAAATATTTTTTTCTTCTTCAGTATTACCTTCAACATTAATTAATTTTTCAAATTTAATATATTCCCCTTTATATTTTACAGGGCGATTAAATCTTATACCAAACTGTTCTATTCTATCCTTTTTTGTGTTAAGACCAGTTGATTCCAAGTCGAATATAAGTCTTAAAATATCATTATAATCCTCATACCCCTTAAAGAACCTCTTTCCTGTTGAAATCATGAATTGCTCTTTGGGCGTAACAGTTAAATACTGTTTTTCTTCATTTTTTTGGGTTCCACCTTTGTCATCTTTCTTTTTTCTACTCGAAACAGGATTTCCTGCTTTTTTGAAAAAGTCCAAAAAGTCAGAATAACTCATCGGTACTGTTGCATAGAACAAATATGTATATCCATTCTTAATTTCTTCTACAACTTCACCATCAGAATTTGTCACATCAAGTGCCTTAACCCATATTCTATATTTTTTTAGCAGATATCTTACTTTTTGTTTATCACCATCACATAGCCTTTTGCAAGCCTTTTCTGTCGCCCACAAAAACGGCATAAATGGTTCTTGAGAAACACATTTGTCATCGTTTTCGTTTCTGTAAAATACTGTTATGAAATTATTTTGATATTTGTAATCAAGGTTTACAATTCTTTCTTGTTCGTCTCTACCATTTAAAAACGTACTGATTACTTCAGGAGTAATCTCTTTTTTAATAAAATTTTGCCCCATTTGAAATAGCCAAATCCCTTGGCATGCTTATTCGCTGTTATTTTTATACTATTATAGTACATTAATCATATAGTCCCTTACCCTTCCAAGGACTTTTCCTAAAAGATTTTTACCTTTCCAATTTGATTCATCGTCTATAATTGGGTTATTCCATTCAATACCGCAACCCCATATAAAATCATATTTAGAACCTTCAACAAAAGTCTTATCTAACAAGTCTCGTCTTGTAATCAATCGTGCCAAATATTCATTTTGGCAAAATTTTGCAAGTACAACATTATACATTATGTCTTCGCAAACCTCAGACCATTGTTCTGAATTAAAATTTTTAACTTGCCTACCCAATTCCTTTGCCTCTTTTGGCGTTTTTGCCTTTAAGATAAGTTCTGCAATTTCATTGTCTTTGAAAAACAACGCTTTTTCATACATAAACGCTTGTTCAGAAGATTTAAATTCAATTCCTAAATATGTAAACTTGCATCCATGAAAGTTTGAGAATTCAGAACCCCAAAACGCAACGTGATTGTCATAAACAATAAAACCGTCTCTTTCAAAATTTTGTCCCATAATTAAAATTTTATTTTTTACATATTTTACAAAAAATTATTTGAATTTCCAACCATACAAGTTCAATTTATCTTCAACTGAATAGTAAGATTCTCCAAAATGCATAGTTAATCTGCCATGTTGCGGATATTCTTCTAGGTTTTCTATATTAAGCCATGTTAGCGCCAATATTCCATAAGTTGCATACTCCATTGAATAGCAAGATGTTTCTTCTGCCGTTGTGAATGGTAAATCTGTTATTGCCTGTTTTACAACCGAATATGTAGTTGAATCTGGCGTTATATCTCCATTACTGCTTGGATTGTCAACGTCCCATGACGGGCCCCATACATATTCAGGCGTTTCACTGAAGAAAAAATTATAGACATAAGTTCCATCAGTATTTTTCCCCAAATATTTTACATAAACCAATTTTAAATTATCTTCTTTTTCCATTTTTAAAATTATTAATTAAAATAATATTTTCATGCGTTTTGTTTTCAATTTGTACTTATTAAGACTTCTTTTAATCATTGATTTACTATGGACCCACGGCCTTGTTTCCTTAAACATAAAATTGTCAATTGGTTCTTTAAAATAATGTGACTCTCCTTCTTCTAAACTATATATACTAATCATCTCCATTTATTAAATCAATATTATCAATCAAATCATCAATTGCGCTCTCATCACCTTTTTTAACGTCTTCAATATCATATAATTCAATGTTTATTGATTGAAGTGTTTCTTTTATTGTTTCAAAATTTTCTCCAAATTTAAAGAACAAAGGAGCGTCTTTATATTCAATTCCTTCTTCTGAAATTTCAGAAAATATCAAAGGGATTATTCCATCAATACAATCTTGCATTGAAAAACAATAGTTTTTCTTAGCCAATTGCATTTCTGTTGGAAAATTTACCTTACAACTTTTCGATAATGAATTTATATCAGGTTGCAAATCTGGAACTATTCCAGCCGGTGTTACATTGAAGTATTCACCCCACACACTATCAGCATCCACAGTAAAATCAAACCTGTAAATATATTGGCCATCTATGGTTCTACCAATGTAATCAACGAATGCTAGGTATTCCTCCATGTTTCGGTTTATTTTCATCCTTATTCATTGAATAATACTCTGCTGTCTTTTTACATGCTTCGGCAACCTTATCATCTGATGAAACTATTGATGAATAGTAGTTTCTGTATGTCTGCAATATTTCTTTCGGTATGAACGGGCCGTTCCATTCTCCGCAATCTTTCATAACCCTGCAAATAATAGCAAAAGCGGCGGTCTCAAACTCTTGTGCATTAGACTCTTCTTTCAATATGTAATTTGCCATCTTGCTATACATTTTTGCAACATTCTTTTTCTTTACTTCGTCAGTCTTAAAAGGTTCAAGTAACCCTGTCTGTTCCCATATTTCATAATTATCTTCGTCAAACATAATCAATACCTGTATATTTTACTGTCCGCATAATAATCAGTTGTATTTTTTATTGCAACACTATCATTATTATTTGCGGTTATTAATTCATTATCATAGTGTGAGTGTATTTCACTTGGATTAAACCTAAACTTTTTCCAATCACCATCACGCCTTATAACATTGTTTACAATTATCAAAGCAGCCCATCCAAACATGGTATCGCCAAGATTATTGTTATAAATATAACTTATAATTTTTTTAAAATAAGTTATCATTTTTCTTTTAACTTTTTTGTTTTCATTATTAATCATTAAAACGTCTTCCAAAACTTTATTGTTTTCTGAACTTGTACAATTTTGCATATTATATCCATGCCCTTCTAAAGTCTCAATCATGTTCATATAAAATCCATCACTTTTTAAATTTTTTTATAAATTTCCACTTACTGCATATATATGGCCTCTTGTTTTGTTCACGCAATTTATTTGCGTCTTCAACTTTAACGCCTAACAAATTCATTCTCTCGCTTCCGAAAAACCTTGAATATGCCATGCGTTTTATTCGCTCTTCAAATTCGGGTGAGATTGAGCCATCCACAATTACAATTATAGAATCAATGAATTTTGCCTGTTCCTCATTCATTCATCTTCCTCCATTTCATCTAACGCTATCCATTTGAATAATCCAATCTCCCAATACTTATAGGTTTTGTTACGTGTCTTGAATACACATACGCCGTATGTTGGCTCAATTCCGTTTAACGTTTCGTAAAAAGTTCTGTTTCCACGATATATTGATGCGGTATTTGGCTGTATTCCTCCAAGGTATTTATGTCCCTCTTTAAGTTTGAAAGCCGCTTTATACCAACCAATTATTGAAAAGACAAATTTAACTATGTAATATTTAATTTTTTTCATTTTTATAAAATCTTTTTTCCATAAAATAACATGTTGTCATTGCACATGCATTAGCTTCAATGTCTTCAAATTTTGACCCTTCTAATTTATCAAGGAAAAAATCAAATTTCTGTTTACATTCATCAAAATCAAAATCAGAAAAGTCATAATTTCTTATAACAAGTCTTTTTAGTATTGCAAAAACAACATTATCAAAGTTGTTATCATATTCTTTTTCGCCTTTCAAAAAATAATCAACAGATTTATTAAACCATATTTTAAACATTTCTTTTTGCCTTTCGTTAAGTGAATCACTTAACATATCACTAATTTCATTAAATTTTTCCATATTACTTTTCATTTTATTTTTTAATTATCTTCATTAAAAATTCTTTTATTAATTTAATATCATATGTGTTATTTTCGTTATAAATTTCTTCATTTTTATTACTATAGTTTTTATTAATTATATACAAAATTCTTATTCCATTATTTTCACATAGTTTCTTTTTGTTTTTATCTCTTTCTACTATAGTTTCCAAATCTTCCCATAATTTTGAGCCAATAAAATGTTGTTTTCCTTGACACTCAATTGCTGTTTTATAGTCTGGTAAATAAAAATCTAAACTTAGTTTTCCTAAAAAATCAAATCGTTGTTGCTCTGTAAAATTAATGTTTAATTCTTGTAATATCATTCTAATTCTTTTTTCTAATACTGAATTACATTTACATTTTGGACATCCTTCTCCTTTTAAATGATTATGTGGCAACTGTTTAAAATCTCCGTGAATTTGGCATGTAATTATTACATTTTCTTTACTGTTTTTATATATTGTTTTTTCGTAGTTATATAAATCCCCATGTATTTTTCTTGCACGTTCTATAAATTTATTAGTATTCAAGCATAAATTATGAGTTGAATATCCAAATGTTAAATGATTGTTTGGAGTTTGCCAAAACTCTCCAATTTCAACGCCATATGCATCTTTTTCATGTGATATTATGCATACTTTTTCATTACTTTTAACATAATTAACTTTTGAATAGTCAAATTTATTGCCATACTTTTTGATGGCTTTTTTTATAAAACTTTCAGTATTCTCTCTTAAATTTTTGCCTTCTTTTATCCATCCGCATTTATGGCATCCATATTTTCTACATAAATGGTCATTTGGCTTCATCCAAAATTCTCCATGCTCAGGACATATTATGCAAACTTTTGTTTTTGTGTTTACATATTCAACTTTAGAATAATCATATTTATCACCATGGATATCTTTTGCTTTCTTAATAAATTCAGAATTTGTTAATTTTTTAGGCATATATACTGTCTTTTAATTGTACGTTATTTTTACAATTATAAATATGCTCATTTATTTTTTTCATTTTCTTTTTTTATTATTTGATTTATTGTCAGTTCTTTTTTCATAACAGTATTCCATATCTTTTCATATTGTGTTCCTCTGAAAATTTGATAATATATATCAACATCTTTTTTTTGGCCTATGCGGAAAATTCTATCTTCCATCTGTTTATTGGAACTTGGTACATAATCAATATCATTGAATATAAGTTTGTTTGAAACAACCAAATTAAGGCCGACTCCAGCGGCAAACAATTGCCCAATGAAAACCATTTTGTCAGGATTTGTTAAAAATGCTTCTTTTGCAGCATCTTTTTGCTTTGGATTTAATTTTCCGTTGAAAATAACACATTTATCGCCATAATAATCCCTTAACGTATATAATTCTTCGTCATAACAAGTTGCAATAATAACTTTGTCACCGTTTTTTATGAACTCGTCAGTAAGTTTTATGGTATTTGGAATCATTTGATTGGAACAATACTTTCTATAAACAGCACCTTCTAATAAATCCTTGTTTATTTCTTTTGTTGGGTCCAATTCGAGTTGTGCAGCCTCATATTCTTCCCAAAGACGTGCATATTCAAACTCTTGCTTCATATCGAAATCATAGAATAGTTCGTGTATTGTCTTATTTGGCAATCCTTCGGCAATATCTTCTTTTGTACGTCTCAAATATATGTGAGATACTTTAAGTTTTAACTCTTCAAGGTTAGTCGGGTCTTTTAAAATTGTTATTTTCCTTGCATTTGCATTAATGTATTCCTTTAACTCATCCTTTTCCTTAGATGTTAGTTCTCCCCAACATGTCGGCGCAACTTTTCCTGCATTTCCATACTCACGTTTTTTCTTTTCAAAGAAAAACTTGGACCATTTTTCCTTTTCTCCTTTTGCTGGTATTTTCATCGCGCCGCAATATCTTTCCATGTAATAATTCCAATCATTTGTAATGTCTTCATTTAGAAGTTTCAATAAACAATAGAAATTTGCAGGATTATTGGTAATAGGTGTCCCTGTTGCAAGGTATATGCTATGTGGATTTCCACGTTTTATGAAATCGCTTATTATTTTGTACCTATCTGATGTTGAATTGGACAGCCTATGTGCTTCGTCAATTATCAAAAGTGTCTTTTTATTCATTGCATATTGAAGCATAGGGCTTTCATCATATGCTTTTTTTATGTTTTCAGCACTTCTTGTCCTTGGAATCTTGTAAAATTCATCAAGAATATCAAAATTGACAATAACAAACCTATTATCTTCCCATTTTCCACGATTTTTCGCTTCTTCAAGCAATTGTTCTCTTTTAAGTCCTGATTTGCCAACGCCATATCCAAGCAATTTTTCTAATTCAGGCTTTGTTTTGTCGTTAACTCCATCAATAATTGATATATCCTTTTCAGGAACATACCAAAGTAACTCATCACGCCAATTTGTCTTTAAAGAAGCGGGACAAATTATCAATACAGAGTCGAAATTTCCTTCAATTGCAGCAACAGACAGTTCGGTGGTATTATGTGTAACTATGTAATTTTTACCCGTCAAATAAGTATGTTCATCATAATCAACCATAATACATCTTGCATCCTCGTTTCTATCATATTCTGCTGATACAATATATTTAGAGCAATATTTTAAATATGCAGGATGGTATTTTTCTGATTTTCTTGTTAAATAAAACGGATTTTCTTTTATTTGTATTCTTACTTGATATTCTGTATTTTTTTTGTTTTTATGATTATATTTTCCAATTCTTGCAATTCCTCCAAGCGAAAAAACAAGTTCAGCGACATCATTTGCTAATTTTTCTGAATTTGTGGAAAAAGATATTCTGTTGTTTTTTCCAATTGTACCATCTGAATCCATTAAGCCTCTTAATAAATCTAAGCGTTGTGAAATTGAGCCAAGTTTATATTCGGTTGGGATAAATTTATAATTTCCTTTTACATTTAGCCCTAATCTTTTTATTTCAGATATATAATCATTCCTAAACTTTCTAACTTTATGCATTATTCTATATCTTGGACAATTTGTGCTTCTGTCTTCTTTTAGAATCATATCTTCTCTAAGCAATGCTTCAATTCTATTTGCTGTTTCTTTTTCATTATCAGGTATTGAAATATTTATTCCGTTATTACACAAATTTCCATCTCCAATGCACATTCCTAATATATATGGATGAATTAAATAGTCTTTTTCTTTATATTGGACTGGTAATGTAACCGGTATTTCATACTTGTTTCTTGGATTTAACCCAATTTTTACCCTACTTTCATCTGTATATTGTAATTTTGATTCTATTAGTTCTTTTAATGACATAGTTTTCCAACCCTGTTTCCTTTTTGTCATATTTTTAGTCCTAACTTTCCACAAATGGTCAAGGCCGCAATAAGAAAAAGTACCATCACTAAATGTTATTTTATAGATTTCTTTATCTTTATGTTCGAATATTTTTGTTATTGGGTATAAATTGCCATCTTCACCAAAGACCATATCACCAAGTTTTAATTCTCCAAAAGTCTTAAATCCATTTTCTGTTGGAATTAATGATGATATTGGCTCCATTTTTCCTAATCCCATGTCATCTGCTAAAATACACTTTTTCCTATGCAAAAGGAATTGAACTGCTTCTTTTTGGTGAGGTTTAAGTATTCTGTTTGGGTCTTTTTCTGTTGATAAGTTGTCATAACGGTCAAAATCCACTTGAACAGAGTGATAATCTCCAATCAAGAAGTTTCCAAGTACTGCTTTCTTTGGTAAAAAAATCTCCATCGTTTCCATATTTTGCCTATATTTGATAGTGCAATGGAAAGCAACTGATGTTTCCCCAAAATATGTGTAAATTCTTATCTTTTGAGGAATAAATTCTAATTCATAGTCGTTTTTAAGTTTTTCGCCATACCAGTCAGCAATTGAAACGTTCTTGTTTATCTGAATTGGTGAAAAATTATGGTTTTTCTTTATATACTCAACCACGTATTCATTAAGCAAATCCGTTTTTCTGCATAAAATAATGTCTCTTTTAAGCCTTAAAAGGTACGGATTAGGACCATTGTAACTGTTTAGTATGTCTATTGCTTCATTTTTTCCTTTTATCGTGTTAAACATTAAATTTTATATAATTTCTAAATATTATTTACAAAAATTTTTTCAAAAAAGCAAATACTAGTGCTATAAGAACTAGTTTTTTTTATTAATATATTAATTATATTTTTAAATTAATTATTATTATTAAATAAATATATTTCTAGAAGCAATAGTATACCACACGCGCGAAGAACATTTTTTGTTATGATTTAACTATTTATCTTTAAAGAATTAAAAAACAATGGCACTTGAATTTAATCAAACAAAAAATGCGAACAAAGTACCCATAACAAGAAACAATAAGTTTTTTGGGATGGAGGATTTTGATTTGGAAGTAGGTTTTTCCACTGAATATTTGGAACAAGATGCAAATCAGGAGATAATTCTTTATCAAGTTGATTATGAAAAGACAAAAGTTAACGACACGTATAATGAGGCTTCAAAAGATGCCATAAGATTCAAAACTCCTATTGTTCTTCCGGTGATTTATGAGATAAATGACGCTGAAACTAAGGCATATAACAACAAAATTCAAACAGGTTATTACGCCAAGACAGGAAAATTGACGTTTAGTGTTCTTTTGACAACACTTGAAGAAAATCACTGTGATATTTCAAGGGGCGATTACATTGGAATACAGATAGATACAGAACATCGTGAATATTTCACAGTAGTTGACGATGGAAGGGTAAATATGACTTCAAATAAGTTTACATTGTTCGGAAAAAAACCTTATGCACGTCAAATTATAGCAGTTCCTATAGATTCTAATGAGTTTAATGGGTAATGCGCAAAGAAGTTATTAAAAAAATATTTTCATTTAAATGAGTAGAAATTATAAAAATATTATAAAACTTAAACGAGATATCGTTGGTAAAGAAAGACGTGAAAATTTGGTGAAAGAAGTTCTCCAAGATAACACTCCATTGCCAAAACCTTTGGAATACGAAGATATTGACAAGGAATTTGAAAGATGGGTGTCTGAAGATTTGGATATTTCATTCGAGGAACAGAAATTACCTACGTATTTGATGCTTACAAATCAAAGATTTTCCGAATACCTTCAATCTTGGCAGCATGTTGACGAAAAAAAGAACCTTATTCTTAATTTCAAGGCAATAACGAGGGAAAATAACCCAAAATTGGGTAGCATAGTTGGTGATACAAGGAACATTCCTGGTGATATTGATTTTTTAATGAAGAGAGTTCAGGCTGTCGATAAAAGTGGACGTAGATATTTTATTGATTATCGTGTCAAACAGCCAATTTCAATTGATTTGATATATACCGTATCAATTTTCACAAACAAATATCAATTATTGAATGATTTCAATATGATGATGAATGAAAAATTCAAGGCAATTGATTGTTATATAAGGCCAAACGGACATTTTATTCCAATGAAGTTGACAGATATATCTGACGAGTCTGAATATAACATTGATGATAGGCGTTATTATTCACAATCGTATGCTATAACCGTTATGGCATATATAATGCCTAAAGATAGTTTTAGGGTTGTTGAACAACCAATGCTTGTTCTTGAGTGCTTTGATGGTGAAATTAAGCCAAAAACAATTATTGAATCTTTTGACCCAGATATAGAATGTGAAGATAATCCAAATTCTGCATATGAACAAATAGAGGTAATAACAACAATTCCACGTGATAAAATGGGACACGGGTTTAGAATTGACTGCGATTCAGAAATTACGTCAATAGTCATTCAAAATGTAAGGTATTTTAGAATGTCAATAAACGGAACATATGTTGATTTGGACAAATATCTTAATAACATAGAAAGTTCATGCTATAAAGACGTAGAAATAACACTTGATGAACCAATAAAATTAAGCATGAATGATTCAATAAAATTTGATAGTGTGTCAAGGTATAAGACTTTTGATAATTCAGTAATAAAACTTAAAGGAAAAGACCTAACAAGCGTTATGGAAAAACAATAAAGATATATAAATGTTAATTTTAGACTAAAACGATTATTTTTTGGTTTTTTTGTGCTATTTATAAAGAAAATAATAAAGTAAAAAAATAAAACAATATGATAAGTGATGCAAGAGGTAGGCATGTTTCACCTGGTGTATATACCGAAGAAAAAGATGTAACTTATTCAGTTAAAAGTCTTGGTATTACAAGTCTTGGACTTGTTGGTGAAACCTTGTATGGTCCTGCTTTTGAAAACATTGAAATTGAAGAATGGAGTGATTTTGTTGATTACTTTGGCGGAACTTCATCTGAAAAATTCAGGAAAACTGGATTGCCAAAATATGAACTTCCATACGTTGCTAAGAGTTATTTGACAAAATCAAAGAGACTTAACGTTGTTAAGGTTCTTGGACTTTCAGGATATGAAGCTGGTAGATGTTGGGTTATTAAAACAGCAAAAGTTGAACCAACGGCAGAATCAGGATGGACTTATAATGATGGGGTAGATAAAAATGGAAATACTTTGCCACCATTTGAGGCAAAGCCATTGATTATTTTGAGAAGTAAAATGACTTATAATGCGCCAGGAGAAGGTGGAATTTGTAAGCCACAAACAGATACACCATCAGAGTTGGTAGAAAGTATCTCAGTTGTTCCATATAAACCAGCATTTTACAGTTCAGACTGTGTTGTGGTCGGTAGTGGGAAAACATTTGATTCTTGCAGAAAGCTATGTATAGACGTTATGTTGAAAGAAAAAGTAGGCGAAGACAATATTCATGAAGTATATAATGTTTCATTGGACCCAAGAGACAGCGACTATATTTACAAAGTTATTAGTTCAAGTCCTGAATATGGAAAAAGTTCAATTTATGTTGAAGAAATTTTTGAAGCAGGTTTGAATGAAGTTGTTGGTAGATTAACAAGTGGTACTACTGAAAGAACCTTTATTAAAGAAGTTTATGCTTGTGTTGATATACCTTCAGGAACAACTTCAGAACTAGAACCTTTAACTGACGATGACGATTTATATAACGATTATAAGAGCCAATACAGATGTGCTCAAACTCCTTGGGTCGTATCTGAAGCATATGCTTCACAAAATCAGCCTGATGGTAACGGTAACGGAGACTGTGGATTGAACATTACACTTAGAAGATTGTTCAAACTATTGACTATTTCAGACGGTAATGCCGCAAACTATCAAGTAAAAGTTTCATTTGAAAAAATTAATCCATTCGATGGAACATTTGATGTTGTTGTAAGGGATTTTAACGATAATGACACATATCCTGTAGTGCTTGAGAAGTTCGCAAAGTGTACAATGACAAAAGGAGATACTTCATTCATTGGCTACAAAATCGGTACAAGCGATGGCATGTATGCAACAAAGTCAAAATATATCACAGTTATGCTTGCTGATGATATGGAAGATTATAGTGGAAGCGTACCTTGCGGATTCTTAGGCTATCCTTGCCCAACATATGGAACTAATGTTGTTCCCGAAATTTCATACAATACTGTTTATAATCCTAATATTAAGGCAAAGAAACAATATTTTGGGCTTTCTGGAATTGATAATGATTTCTTGTCATTCAAAGGCATTAAACTTTATGACGATGACCTTGGAGGACGTTCAATGAATGATAGCTGCGAAGGTGATGAAACAGGATGCTGCTTTGTTTTGCAAGATACATATACAAAAGGTTTCCATATGGATTCAATCTTCAGTATGCTTGGAACTAACGGAAAGATAACAATTGATGGTGATGTATATACAGACGGATTTGACTATGTTTCACCGTTGAAAGTTACGGCACACAATTATATCCCAAGAATTACATCAGAAACTCTTCCTGGGACAAACGAAACAGAAAAGCAACAAAGAATTATTAACGGTGGTTATATGTCAGAAACCATATACAAAGACCCTGAAGTACGTAAGTTTACTGTTTGCTTCTATGGAGGTTTTGATGGATGGGATGTGCACAGAGGATATAGAACTAATTTAGATGCCTTCAACGCAAATGCGTATGGTACAACAGATACCTATGGACAAGTTTGCAATTGGCAATATTTCAAGTTGCCACAATATATGAATAATACAAGTGACTATTATGCATATCTTGCGGGATATCAAGTATTATCCAACCCACAAGACGTTGAAATCAATGTGTTTGCAACACCCGGAATAGACTGGTTTAACAATTCACTTTTGACACAGGATGCAATTCATATGATTGAAGACCCTGATGATGGCAGAGGCGGTGATGCATTATACATAATGAATTCACCATATTATGACTATAAGAATGTTACAACTTCACCTGAAGGCTATGGAGTTTATCCTATCACAGACGTTGATGAATTAGTTTCATTGTTTGACGATACTGAAATAAATTCTTCATATGCTTGTACATATTTCCCATGGGTTCTTTTCAAAGATACCGTAAGAAATGAGTACTTGTATTTGCCACCAACAAAGGATGTTGTAAGAAATATTGCTGATACTGATAACACATTGTTCCCATGGTATTCACCTGCTGGTATCTCGCGTGGTTCTGTTGTTTGCGAAAAAGCTGCATTCAAGACAACGTTGCCTGAGGAAGATGTTTTGTACGGAAACAGAATCAATCCTATCAAGACATTTGGTAAAGACGGTGTTAAGGTTTGGGGCAACAAGACTGCTTATGAAATTGATAGTCCTCTTAACAGAATCAATGTCAGAAGACTTATGATTAGGGTTAAGAAACTTGTCACATCAGCAGCTAAACATTTGATATTTGAACAATATGACGATGCTCTTGAAAAGCAATTTAGGGGATTGGTTGAACCAATTCTTGCGGAAGTTAAGTCAAATAGAGGTATCTTCGATTATAGGGTTATCACAGAAGTAACTCCTGAAACAAGAGACCAACATATATTACCTGCTAAGATTATGATTAAGCCAACTCCTGCTTTGGAATATATTTCTATCTCATTCGTTGTATATCCTGAGAGCGTTGCATTTGAAGAATAAAATTGTTTAAATGATAATTATTATAAAGTCAGTCAGAAATGGCTGACTTTTTTTTGTTTTAATTTAATATTTATTGTATGATAAAGTTAAAATAAATGTTATTCAACCATGAGAAAACTTACAAAAGAACAGTTTATTGAAAAAGCAATAGAAATACACGGCAACAAATATGATTACTCGAAAGTAAATTATGTTGATGCGAAAACAAAGGTTTGCATTGTTTGCCCAGAACATGGTGATTTTTTGCAATTACCATATAATCATTTGAATGGGAACGGATGTCCTTCTTGCGTAAGACATAAATGGGATACAGATAGTTTCATAAAGAAAGCCATGGAGGTACATGGTGACAAGTATGATTATTCAAAGACTGAATTTAAGTCAACAAGAGAAAAAGTTTGTATAATATGCCACGAGCATGGTGAATTTTGGCAATATCCGTTATCACATTTGAATGGAATGGGATGTGGAAAAGAAAGTAGGGGAATAAGGGAAAATTGCTGGGAAAACAGGAAATGCCCTGTATGCGGAAAAATATTCAAAGAGCGTAAGAAATATAAGAAAATATGTTGTTCCGAAGAATGCCGCAAAATATATGTCAAAGAACATATGGATGAAATAAACAGAAAGCGTTCAGAATCATTAAAAGAAACTTTTTCAAAAAAGACGAAATTCGATTACGAGAAAGCATACGAAAAGAAAAAGAAACTTGCATTGAAAGGTATGGCGTTGCTAATTTCTCAAAAACAGAAATGGGACGCGAAATATCAAGAAAAAACATGACAAAGTTAAGAAGGGAAAATGTCGAAACGATTAAAAATGAAATTTTGATTCCGAAATATAAGGAATTGTGTGAAAATGATGGCTTGGAACTATTGGAATTTAGGAACCGATTTGATTGTACTGTAATGTGCAAAAAATGCGGAAACATATTTGTGACAAGAACACTTGGCTATTTAACTGAAAAAGACACGACAAAAAGATGTAAAATATGTAACCCATATTTGGTTGTCCCAAATAAAAACAATGAAATTGAGAATGATTTTTCAAAGTTTCTTGAAGAATGTAATGTTAAATTTTATCGTAATTATAGGGGAATAATATCGTCAATGGAGATTGATTTTTATTTGCCTGACTATAAAATTGGATTTGAAATTGATGGTATATATTGGCATTCAGAAGTATATAAAAACAAAATGTACCATAAGGAAAAAACAAATAAATATCAAGAAAATGGGGTTATGCTGATTCATATTTTCGAGGATGAATGGTGTTTCAAGAAGGAAATATGCAAATCAAGGATAAAAAGCATATTAAATATGACGGAAACGAAATTATATGCAAGAAACTGTGATATAAGAACCGCTGATAAAAAAAGTGCAATAAAGTTTTTGGAAGAAAACCATATACAGGGAAATACGGTTTTTAAATATGCTTACGGATTATATTATGAAAATGAATTGGTATCTTTAATGACATTTGGCTCGCTTAGGAAAAATTTGGGGCAAAAAAGCAAGGAAGGACATTATGAAATGCTAAGGTTTTGCAATAAAATTGGGCATAATGTTGTTGGCGGTGCAAGTAAACTATTAAAGCGTTTTATTAATGAAAAGAGCCCTAAACAAATAATATCATATTCAGACAATAGATGGTCAACGGGAAATTTGTATGACAAATTAGGGTTTACGTTAGAACGAGAGACGGACCCAAATTATTATTATGTTATTGGAAATAAGAGAATTAATAGATATTCATTACGAAAAAACATTCTTGTTGAAAAGTATGGATGCCCAAAAGAAATGAGCGAACATGATTTTTGCATTAGTAAAAGATGGTATAGGATATATGATTGTGGAAACAAATTATGGTCAATAAATTTATAAAAGGATTAAACTATTTATTGTAAAATAAATGCTATGAAAAAGATTTTTACTTTTTTACTAATTATGCTCTTGATGTTTTCGTGCAAAACGCATCAGAATGTTGGTGAAATCACATTTGGGGCACCAATAATGATTAATTTATATGAAATGGCAATAACACAACACCAACTTGATTCCATATGCAATGTTGATATGCTTCCGACATACGACAAATGGATAAAAACAAGTTTCATTGATTATGAAACAGATTCTGTTTTCACGAAAAGACTTTATTTGAAATCATATTCAGAAGAAAATGAAGTAATATATATTCTTCTTGGTGAAAAAGAGCCATATAAAATAACAAAAAGAATTGCTGAACAATGAAAAATGTAGATAATTTAGGATTTGTTCCTTCAATAATAAATGGCACTGAAATTTTGTTTGAACGCCCTAAAGAAGCAAAATTGCCTGAGAAATTTTCTTATGTGAATGTATTGCCACAAGTTATAAATCAAGGAAAACTATCAATATGCGTACCTTGTTCAATGTCTGCATATTTGAATTGGAAAGCGAATTTGAATACAATGACAAATAATGATAATGCCATTGTTTTGTTTGACATTTATAATAGCCGTGAAAACAAGGGCGATGGAATGACATTCAAGGCTGCTTTTAAATATCTAAGGCATAATGGCGTTGACTCTGCAATTGGGATTTTAAAAATAGGGCATTATGGAAAAATAAACAAAATAGATGATTTGAAATTTGCAATAGTTTCAAATGGCCCTTGCTTTGGCGCTTTACCAGTATATGGTGACCACTGTGATTTTTGGAACAAGAGAATAGGGACCACATTGCACGGTTATCATGCAATATCCATTGTTGGCTATGATACAGATGGATTTATAATAAGAAATTCTTGGGGAAAAGATTTTTGTGATAATGGCTATACTAAAATAAGTTATGGCGATTTTAAAAAATTGCTTGAGATTTGGACCGTAATTGATTAGTTTTATAGAAAAAAGTATGAATGTTTTAGTTACTGGCGCAGAAGGACAACTTGGCAGGTGTATTGTTGATGTGTTCAAATATTTTGACAACGAAAACAAATATATTTTTATGCCAAGAGAACTTTTTGATTTAACAAATAAAGAGCAAATGCATGAGCAGTTTGAAATGTTTAATCCTAATATTGTTGTAAATTGTGCTGCATATACAAATGTAGAAAAAGCTGAAGAAAATTCAATTGATACAATTAGCGTTAATTATCTTGGAGTTGGGGATTTAGTAAAACTATGTGAAACTTATGGTGTGTATTTAATTCATATTTCAAGTGATTATGTTTTTAATGGAAAGTCAAGTAAACCATACAAAGAAGATTCAAATGTAAACCCATTAAATATTTATGGGGTTTCTAAGGTAGGTGGAGACAATTTTGTTGTCGGATACAACAGAGGAATTGTTTTAAGGACTTCTTGGCTTTATTCTGAATATGGGCATAATTTCTATAGAACTATGATTGAACGAATAAAGGAGCAAAAAGAAACAAACGTAGTTAATGACCAAATAGGAACGCCAACATATGCAAAAGATTTGGCTTTGTTTATAGTAAGAGATTTGATTGCTTCAAATAAATATAAAGAAGTTAGAGGCATTTACAATTTTTCAAATAATGGAATTGCTTCTTGGTATGATTTTGCTTCAATGATAGAAACATTCTATCAAAATTTCGGTCCATATGAGCCAATGATAAAAGACCCTGTTGATATTAAATTTGAAGTAAGTCCATATCCTAAAAAATACATAAGTCCAACAACAAAAAAATATAAGACAAAAGCAAAAAGGCCAATGTATTCAGTTCTTGACAAAACAAAAGTTGAAAATGAATTTGGAATTAAGATTCCGCATTGGACTGAATCATTATTGAAGTGTATGAAAAACGATGGAAAAATAAAAGGCTGATTGTTAGTCAGCCTTTTTACATATATAATGGTGTTTTTAATCCTTGTTAAAAGTTTTCAAGTATTTCTTCAAATACTCTTCTTCTTTCTGGTTTACTAAGATTTAGTTCTTCTGCATACTTATCGGTATTTGGGTTCCCTGACCAAATCTGAACTATCCCATCATCAGTAAGATGAATGTAGTCAACTAAACTGCCATTAGCCACAATTCTGAATTTTGAAACACTAATTGTATTTGTACCAAATTCCTCAAATAGTTCATAGATATCAGAATATCCATTCTCTTTCAATAATCTCGTTTCCTTTAGTACTTTCTTTACACTTTCAGCAACAATCTTCTTAAGTTGTTGCTCATTTAATTTTATTATATTCTTTTTCATATTCTTGTTTATTTTTGATTCTTTTGTTATTCCTTCATCAATAAAGATAATAGAAATGTTGATACAATGAGACGGTTCTATTAAACGTTATCTACTTTTATTATAAATAGTTTATCTTTGTGAAAAAGATGAAATATGTACAAGAAATTAGCTGACTTAAATACTGTTGTGATATTATTTGTTGCCAATATATTGAAACAACAAGTATATTATCCCAAAAACAAAAGGCTGATTGCTAGTCAGCCTTTTTCCATATATACCTGATTAAGCCACAGTCGTATATCTTTTCGTACCCAAGTTGCTTCGTCATTTCTGATTCTGTCATTGATAACGGTAATCCATATTTATGGTTTAGCAGTTTTTTTCTAAAGCCAAACTTATGCTGCCTTTTGATTCCATCGGAAGGGCTGAAGTATTTGTAATCCGGCTCTGTATATCCGTCAAATACAAACCCAAGTTTTGTATAGACATTTGATTCTTCGTTTATTGTCCATCTTCTGTCTGCAAAGGATTTAATAACGTCAGGGCCGTATTCCCTTACGAAATATTTGAAAAGTTTACCACCAACACCTTGGCAAATGTAATTGTAATCACTTGCAAATCTAACCAATTCCCATCTATTGCTTTCTTTTGTTTCTTTTTTGAATGACATTACTGCTATTAGCAAATCGTTAAAAAATGCCCCAATGCTAATCGTAGAAGGACCATATCCTTGTATATGGTATTTGTTAAGGAAACTTTTAGCCAAACCATTGTCAATTTCCTTTATTTCACATTTTCTTCCCATTATCTTTGGAAGGTTTTCGCTAACACCAACCAAATGCTTTATCTTGTTTAGCACAATATCCTTGCTGTTTACGTATTCGTCTTCGAAAATCTGGATTAGTTTTACCCCCTTTTCTTTACAAGCATTTAGTTTTTTTAAATGGTTGCTTTTTTCTATGTTTGAATGCCAAAAAAGGCCATTATATTCAATCCCAATTTTTAATGACGGAACATAAATATCTATTTCTTTTGGAGGAATTAGTTTTCTTTCGCTTTGTATTACATTTTCTTTTCCAATTAATGATGTAATATAATCAAAAATTTCAGATTCTGCTTTTGATATATGATGAACACACTTTGGGCATCCGTTTCCGTCAAGATGCCTCCATGGAGCTTGCCAAAATTCGCCGTGTTTTGGGCATATTATGCAAACTTTGTTTTTTCCCGTAACATATTCAGTTTTTGAATAATCATATTTGTTATTATGTATTTTGTTTGATTTTTCAATGAAATCTTCAGTTGTTAATCTTTTTGACAAACCAAGTTCTTCATGGGCACATTTTTTACAAGATGAACCTTTAAGATGCAAATATGGCAATTGATAAAATTCTCCATGTTTAGGGCAAATTATACAAACTTTTGTAAGCATATCAATGTATTCTGTTTTTGAATAGTCATATTTACAATTATGAACTTTATTTGCCTCTTGTACAAAAGTTTCCGTTGTGTATTTTTTATTCTTATGGATTGATTTCGAACATATAGGACAACCTTTTCCTTTTAAATGGTTATGTGGGTCTTGAAAAAATTCGCCGTGTTCTGGGCATATTATACAAACTTTTGTGTGGCTATTAACATATTCAACTTTTGAGTAGTCATATCTATCCCCATGTATTTGCTTTGCTTTTTCAATGAACGAGTTATTAGAGCTCTTCATTGTTTTTGAACAGAATGGGCATCCTTGTCCAATTAAATGTTTATCTGGCCTTTGAGAAAATTTTCCATGTTTTTTACAAATTATTGTTATGTTAGTTTTATTGTTTGTATAAGATACTTTTGAATAGTCATATCTATCTCCATGTATCTGTTTTGCTTTTTCTATAAAAGTTTTTGTTGTATTTTTTTTACTCATTAAGTTTTTGTTTATTATATATTATATAAATAAATATTCAAAAAGTCAAAAAAAATAGGACCATAATGTGTCTTTTATTTTTTTTTAAAAAATAGGCCATAAAAGGTCTGTTAATATGAACAAAATAAAAAAAGCAGCAAAAAATGCTGCTTTAAAATAATTTGTAATTTGTTGACTATTAATTAATAGCACAATATACAATAATCAGGTCTCAATGTTGCGGAAATTGTTGCCAATCCATCTTCTGAATAATTAAGGTCGCCAAATTCAACATTCGTGAGGAATACGCCTTTAAGTATCCACTTCTGAACAACAGCGCCTGTTGGGTCTAACATCTCAAGTTCCACATCGCGTTTATAACCAGCAGCATAGCCTTGTCTACCAGTTATACTTTCAGAACCAAGTCTAACCCATTCCATAATTGCTTGTGTTGTTGAAGGACCAATTGCATCACGGAATGTCAATTGCATTTCTTGCCAAGTGTATCTACCCAATACCCATGTTGATGTGTTAAGGAATTGGATTTCAGTTGCATTTTGGTTTATTGAAGGACGTTTTCCTGATTCTACAGTCCATTCTTGTATGCCTAAGTCAGCTGGAAAACGGAATATAAACCTATTTTTCCTTAGTGGCTCATAGACGTTAGGCATTTTTAAAAGTAAATCACTCATTATCAATTAATTAATTAATTTTATTATTTTTTACATTAGTTTATATTCTTTGGCCACCACCGTTTATTTGCTGTGGATTGCCTTGCATATTGCCTTGATTTGGGCTACTAAAAGCAGTTTGCTGTTCTGGCTTTTTGTCACAGATTTGCCAAATTTTCTTTAAAAGTTGGTATCTTTCATCATCTGGGTTATCTGCTAATTGAGCCATGCCCCTAAGTGATTTTTTCCTAATATCGTCAACAAATTGCATTACATCCATTCCTTTTTCTTCAGGTTCATCCTGAGTTTCAGGTTCATCAGTCAATTCATCACCCATAAGTTCTTCATCTTCTTCATATGGTTGTTCCCCAAAATTTATTGCTTCATTGATTGATTTTGGCATTTTTGAGGAAACTTTTTTCATTTGTTGAATATTTTCTTTAATTGTTTTCTTTTTCATGACAATATTAATATTTTCATTTATAAATAGTCTAATTTTAAAAAATTATTGACTAACATATTAGTATAATGTATATTTAATAAAAAAAATAATGGGTGTAGTGTATTTGCTTGGAGATAGAGGAAAAGAAGGTGAGTATAAAATTGGGGTTACAACAGGTAAAATAGAAAGCAGAATAAAAAAACTTCAAACAGGAAATTCAGGGGAAATATATCTGATAAACAGTTATAATACGGACCATCCGTTTATTATGGAAAAAATGCTTCATACCAAGTATTTTGCAGATAGGTCACTTGGTGAATGGTTTAAATTACCTTTTGATGAAGTTGTTAAGTTTTCAGACACTTGTGAAAAAATGCAAAAGGCAATAGATGCGCTTAAAGAAAATTATTTTTTCAAAAAAAAGTATAATAAGAACAATATTTTAGACTATGGATAATCACGGAGTTATTGGCGTTCCTAAAGACTTAATGGGTATGGATTCATATAATAGATTTCAAAATGAGTTTTATGGATATCCTGAACGGAACGATTATAATAAATATGAAAAACTTAAAATTAAATCAGCAATTAAAGGAAAAGAATATCACAGAATATCTTCTTCTTTATGGGTTGCTGAATGTATGGACATTCCTTCAGAATTGATAAAAAGTGTTGAGTTTGTATCTGAATATAAATTGGCGATTACATTTTATGAATCTGAAGAATTTTGCGTTGAAAAATATTTTCAGACAAATTTTGATATTATAAAAGATAAAAATTTTATTATTAAATATTTAAATAAAGAAGGGTATGCTATAAGAACGGATTCTTATACTATTTCTAAATTGTGTAGTATTGATAAAAAGCCGTTAACTAATGAAATCGAAGATATAAAAGTGAAGATAACATTGGAGTGTAAAAATCATGACATCTCAACCTGTAAGGAGTAATATAGTACAGCCAAAGAAAAAGACGAAGGTAAAGCCAACTAAAAGAGAAGTTATAAGAAAGGCTGTTGAACGGAGCAAGAAAAAACACCCAGAATATGGAACTTCAAAACTTGAGGAAAAATTTGCCAAAGAGTTTTTGGATAAACTTGGTGTAAAGTATCAATATCAGTATTTAGCAGAAGACATAAAAAGATATTATGATTTTTATTTACCTGAACAAAGGGTTCTCATAGAAATTGATGGGGATTTTTTCCACGGGTATGGAAAACTTTATGAACAAATGTCACCAATGCAGAAAAAGAACAACAGGGTTGACGAAATAAAGAACAAATGGGCAGCTTTACATTCGATTCCGTTATTAAGATTTTGGGAACATGACATAAACAAGAATCCACAAAAAGTAATGGAAGAATTAAAAAGTTGGATAAATATATATACGGAAAAGATGATAACTGACGAAAATAAAAAGAAAAGACATTAACAATATGGCAGAAGAAACTGGTTACACAAAAGAAAAAATTTTAAAGCAGTTGAAGAATTCTTTTGAAATGTATGAAAACACAAAGAAGTCAACGGAAAAAAGAATGAAAGAGGCTCTTACAAAAGAGGGAACAAAGAAGTATACACAAAGCGACATTGACAAAGAACTTGAATTAATCAATGAAGCACAAGATGATGTTATTAGGCAATATGTTGAATGTGGAGGAAATGAAGAAGATTTGAAGAAAGCAGGTAGAAAGAAATCATCAAAGAAATCTAATGAGCAACCAACAATTGTTGATATGATGAACAAGATGGATGAAGACAGAAAAAAGGAACTTGAAAAGGCAGTTAGTGCAACAGCAACAAAGTTAGAACAAGAATATATTCCTCCAAAGGGAAATTATAATCCTGAGGCCGCATTTGACGTTATTCCTTTACCATCAAAGGGCGAAGGGTATAAAGATAAAATTGCAAAGGCATCAGTCGCATACCTTACTGCATATGACGAAAACATGATTGTATCTCCAAACCTTTATAGGGATAATCTTATTTTGGATTACATTCTACAAGAAAAACTTTTGAGCCAAGAAATTGAGCCAATGGATTTGCTTGAGGGTGACAGGGAAGCAATCATTCTTTTCTTGAGAGCAAGCGGATATGGAAATGAATATCCTATTAGTGCAACAGATGACGTAACAGGAAAAGAATTTGAGACAATTGTTGACCTTTCAAAATTAAAATATAAAGAGTTTAATTTAAAGGGTGATGCAAATGGATGGTTTGATTTTGAACTTCCATATAGTAAAAAGATTGTAAAATTTAGATTCCCAACACATAGAGACATTGTTTTACTTGACAAGATGCAAAAGGCAGAAGACCCTAAATTAAGAATGGAAACAATTAAAAACTATGTTGACACTCTTGATACGTTTATTGAGGCAGATAACGATGTTAATAAGGAAGAAAAGGTTAACATTCGTAAATCAATTAGAGCAATTGAGAAATGGGCTGATGGAATGGACGAAGAAGAAGCAATAAAATTCAACCATTCATTAACTAACAGAATGAAATTGCTTATTATGGCTGTTGATGGAATTACAGATAAGAGTTATATTTCTGATTTTATTATGAAGATGAATGTAAGGGATTCTTCTGCATTGAGGAAATATATGCAAAAGAATGAGCCTGGTGTTGATTATAACATTGAAGTTCAAAGACCTGAGAGTCTTGGAGGTGGCTCATTTACTACCTTTCTGCAACTTGACCAATTTCTATTTCTTAATATCCCCGAATGAGTACTCTAAAAACCTTCTTGAAGAAGAATGGGGGTGCTTTAAGCATATAGGAATGTCTTGGGATATGATAATGCGATTGCCTATACAAGACAGGCGTTCTTTAATAAGAAAGCATAACATTGAACAAGAGGCTGAAAACAAAGCAATTGAAGGGTCAAATAACGGAGATATTAGAACATATGAAGGCGAGGCAATTAATTCATTTGCTAAACTCGAACAAGACCAAAACAAAAAGCGGTAAATGCCGCTTTTTTTTTGTTTTTAGAAATTAATTTACACCTATTTATATTTGAAATATTATATTGTAATGACATATACATTAGATGACATATATTCTCAACTAAATGAAATAAAGTTAATGATGGCTGAAAATAACAGCAATGGATGGGAAGACAAAAAAGCGGAAGGCTTGTATGCTTCGGCCATAGGAAAAGGCGCAAATGCGGGCGGAAGCCGTATTGTAAACCTTATTAACAACATTAATGCGGCGCTTGGATACACAAAAACAAATTTAAGAGGAATTTATGACCATATTCAGCACATGGTAGAACCATGGGCTAAAGCCGATGAAGCTGCATCTAAATATGCAAAGACTATTGCAATGACAGCAGAAGGAATGAGGAAACTCACGAAAACTTCCATTGAAAATGTCGTTAGCCAAAAAATCGGTATTCATTATAACGTTTCAACAGATGAACTTCTTAAAATTCAGAACGATTATGCTAAAGCTGTTGGGCGTGGTATTAGGGTAGATGATACACAACAAGAAAGCCTTGCAGCAATGCATGCTGTAATGAATGGCAAGGAAATTGAACTTGCAGCAGCATTTGAGAATTTTGGAGTAAGCCTTAATGGGGTTGCTGACCATGCAGGAAAAATGTTTGCAGATGCTTCAAAAAATGGACTTTCATTTGAAAAATATTCTGATAATGTTGCTAAAAACATAAAGATAGCACAGAATTATACTTTTAAGAATGGTCTTAAAGGTCTTGAAAGCATGGCTAAAAAAGCAACTGCAATTAAACTTGATATGGGGCAAGTTGCAAGTTTTGCCGAAAAGGTAAGTACAATTGAGGGCGCAATAGATGTTGCTTCAAAGTTACAAGTTTTGGGCGGCTCATTTGCTGGAATCGCAGACCCATTGGGAATGCTTAATGAGGGCCTTATGGATATGGAAGGGCTTACAGATAGAGTCATAAAGATGATTGGCGGAATGGGTGCTTTTAATAAGCAAACCGGCGAGGTAGAAGTTTCTGCATTTAACAAACAGCGTATTAAGGCTGCTGCTCAAGCAATGGGAATGGATTATTCTCAATTGATGGAGAGTGTTAATGCAGGCGCAAAACGAGAAGAAATTACAAGACAAATTAGTGCATCTGCCAATGCAACAGGCCTTGATGATAAAATGAAGGAATTACTTAAAAACTCTGCAACTTTTGAAAATGGAAAGGCCGGTGTTTCAATTAATGGGAAATTCAAGACTTTAGATGATTTAACAAATGAAGATTACAAAGATTTAGTAAAAGAAACACAAGACCAAGCTGCCGATATTAAAGATATTGCAAAAGACCTTAGAAGTATTAAAGATATGGAACAAGGTACAAAAAAACAATATGAAGCCATGAAAGCAAGAATGGCAAAAAGATGGGGGCTTGGCTCACTTGTTAAAGGTGTTGTTGGCTTTGTTGGTGCGTGGAATCTTCTTTTATGGGTTGTTGCTCATGGAAGTTGGATAAAGAGTATTTTGGGAATGGTAGGAAACGGAGCCAACCTAATAGGTGGATGGAAAAACATATTCTCAGGAAAAAGATGGCATGGTGATAAGAGTATATTTGCTAATAGAATTGGAGCAAGCGGTATATTTAGCAAACTTGGAGGAAAGTTTGGTGGTATATTTAGCAAACTTGTGGGAAAGTTTGGAGGTATTATTGGAAAATTAGGAAGTATAGTTGGAAAATTTGGAGGAATAAGCGGAAAATTTGCAAATAAAATAGGCACAAAATTAATTTCACAATTATTTTCAAAAACAGGTGGAAAAGTTTTAACAACGGCAGCAGGTAAGACATTTACTGTTGCTGCAAATGGTGTTATGAGGAATGCAAGTGGCAAAGTGATATCTGGTGCTGCAAGACAAAAAGTTTTACAATCAGCTTCAAAACTTGCATCAACGACAGAAAAATCAGCAAAATTTGCATCAGCGTTAAATATATCAAAAAATATAAGAAAAACAAAACAGGCAGTAAAACTTATTAAAGCTGGTAAAGCCGGAAAAGTTATTGCAAGTGGCGTTAAAACTGTTGGAAAAAAAGTTCCAATTGTAGGTGGATTGATAGCCGGTGGGATAGAAGCATTTGAAAACAAAGATAAATTTAAAGATAGGGCAACAAGAGGGGAAGCGGTAGGAAAAACAGCAGGTGCTGCTGTTGGTGCTGCCGCAGGAGCCGCTGCTTTGGCATGGATACCTGTTGTCGGACCTTTGGTTGGAGGTGTCGTTGGTGAGTTTTTAGGTAAACACATAGGAGGATTTATAGGAAAAATACAAGGAAATAGAGTAAAAAAGAATAGGGATATTGTTGATAAACAATTGTCAAAGTATGGAATTGAAAGAAAGGGCGATTACAGTGTACGTGAATTAAAAAAAATAGACGAAGCGTTGCAGACTGGTAAATTGTCGAACAAAATGAGGAAGAAACTGATTAAAGATGGTGATGCTGATATTGTTGAAAAAATAGAAGAAATTGGCAGCAAGAAAAAACAAGAAAGAACTGACAGAAAATCGTCAAAGAGCACAATTGCGAAATCAATTAAGGATGGAATGTTCAAAGTAGGCGTTGCATATATTAATGCCGAAAAAATCGGTGGAAATGGTATATTAGGAAAAGGCATTAACCCGAAACTAGGATTTGGTATCACAAATAAAGCATCTCATTTTGGAGGTATTGGTGAAAATTTTGGCTTGCAAAGAATAAAGGGTAAACCAAAAACTGGTATATCAAATATAAAAGGACTTCCTGAAGAAGGGTTTAGTAGTGAATTGGCAGGGCTAAAGAAATCTGCTGAACGTTTTGAACAAAAGAAAGGTAATGGGATAAATCAACAACAATCTGAAAGCCAAAATTCATTGAATGGCGGAAAGATTGACCTTAATATAAGTGGCACTATTAAACTAGAGGGTGCTAATGGAAAACAAGTTGATATAACAAAAGATTTGTTGAAGGACAGTAATTTCATACGTGAGATAACTAAACTTATCACTCAAAGAATTGGCGAAAATCAAGTTGGTTCTAACCGTCAAGACAATAATAATATGGCAAGAACAATTTAATTATTGATATTTTAAAGAATAAAATTAAATTATAATAATACATATGGAAACTTTAGGCCACATAGCAAAATCTTTAACCATTGGCGCATTGGATGCGTTACAGGCAGTATTGTCTATTGTTCAGACAATTCACATGACTGGTGGCGTTAGCATATATACTGTAACACATAGGGATTTTAACGGTTATGATTTGAGAAGTGCAAATCTTTCTAACAATTTTGGAAACGGAAGGTCTTTAAGGGTTGATAAATCCCAAATAAAATCAACAAATGCATATGTTTATAATGATAATGGTGAATTAGATAGTCCCGTTATATATTCTGATTATATAGGTAGATTGTATCATCAGGATGATTTCATTGAAAGTTCTTCGTTTGGATTCATAACTGAAGAGGGGTTTGGCAAGTTTGAAAGAGCAATAATGAACAAGAATTTAAATAATGTTATCCCAAAAAGCGAATATTATTTAAATGCAATGCCAACTGATTATGGTGCTCCATTTTTAGGTGGAGATTTCCGTAGAACAGTATATCCAATGGTTATTGGAGATGAATATTCAGTCGAAGAAAGAGAACATATAATTTTCCATAGTGAGTTAAGAAAAAGTAGAAAACATTTTTCTGACAAAATGATGGAAAACACAAAATATGTTGATAGTAAAATTGGTGCTACAAATGAAAGCGAAAGATATGCAGGTCTTCATCCAAGCAATCTTATTTCTTCTAATGGAGATGAGATTGATGTTTCAGATGGGCATTTAGGGAGAACATATGCTGATGAAAAGCCAAAAGATATAAAAACTTTTGGAAAAATGTTTTTTGACGGGGATTTAGGCCCAAAGAGTGGGCTTTCTAAATATAGGATAAATTATAATTATATTGATAAATTTCCCCCTTATGATGGTGTTAACGTAAATGGCCGTTCTTTTTTAGAATATGTTGATATTCCTGAGATGATATCTGATTTGTCATATTTAAGAGGAAAACCGATAGAGATTTTAGATTATTCAAGTTCATTCAGGGAAAGGAATTTTAACGAGTCATTTTTCTACAGGTATAATAATCCTTATGCCGTTGGCAATAGTAGTGACATTATTAATACTTATTTCGTTGCAAAAAGACCAATTGGAGAATATAATGAAATAAAAATAGAAAGTGGTAATGGTGATAAAGGAAACATTATAACCAAATCAACGGAAAATGGTCCTGTTAATAAGTACCAAGAATTAGAGAGTTCAAGCGATTCAATAAGTGATAAAGGCGGAGGTTTTATTGGTGATAGTGGCTATTCAAAGTTGATTCATAGGACAAATGACTTGTTCAAAAATATGAAACTTGGAACACTTGTTAATAGGTTCCATACATCTTCAAAAGACTTACATGACTATGATGATGATGAACTTGTTACATCATCATCAAGATATGGGTTATCAAGGGGGAGAAACTTGCTTTCTACTGAAGAAAAGACAACAAATGGATATTCTAACCCGTATTGCCGTGTTTGGACAGCACATCATCAATATACAAAGTTGAGTAGGCTTATAAGGCCGTTTACAACTAATGAAAAAACAATGAGTGTTTCAGAAACACAAGGATTTATTGAAAATGATACTAATTTAAGACCGGGTAATGGCGGAACTGTACATTTAGGTAACCATACCGTATTAATGGACAATGGATATGTAAGAATGTCACCTGCACACGATGATGGGAGTAGGGATATAAAGAATTTTATGTTCTCAATTGAAAATTTAGCGTGGCGTGACGTTAATTGGGATAGTGCAAGGGTTACAAAGGAACAACAGGGGCCAAATGGGGGGAGAATGATGTGGTTTCCACCATATAATCTAAAATTCAGCGAAAACGTGAATGTTGAATGGAATGCAAACAAATTTATTGGGCGTGGTGAACAGATATATACATACACAAACACTGATAGAAGTGGAACTTTAAGTTTTACTTTACTTATAGACCATCCATCAATTATAAATAAATGGAGAGGAACTGCTAAGGTAGTTGACGAACCTAAAGAAAGGGAAACAGAAATATTGAGGTTTTTTGCTGGATGCGGAATGCTGGAAGGTACGGTTCCTGCCGGTTCAGGAAATTCACAAAGCGAAAATATAGTTTCTCAAAATGTAAATCCAAAATATAATGGTAGAACAAGAAATGTTGCATTGGTTTTGTTTTTCCCTAATAATTTTTCTGGCTATGATTATAAAGGGGACCCTTCTTCTGCAATTGATATGTTAAGGGGATATGAAAATGGGCAATCGTGGGATAACGAACAAGATTCAGATATTGAAAACACGGTATATCCAAATAACAATTCAGCAAATTTGTTTAATTTGAATAAAATAACAAGTGATGATGAAAACGCTTGGTATGTGAAAGATATGCTTTTTGGGGGTGATGAAGATGTTGAATTTTATGGATTTTTTGATGGTGAAAAAGGATATGATAGTCTAAACAATGTCATTAAGAATATAGACACTGAAAATGGTGAAATATTTGGTGATAAGCACAAAAACATATCAATAGAAAAAATTGAACTTTATGGGTTTGCTTCTTCACATGGAACAGAAGAAAACAACAAAAAACTAACACAAAGACGTGCTGATTTCATCAAAAATGCGGTTATTTCAAAATGCAAAGAAATAACACCTGAAATGTTTAATGAAGCGAAAACTGAAATAAAAGAGGTAACAGACGTTAGTACAAACCCAATGGACCGTGACATTAATATGATAACTGCTAAAGTTGCACGTTCAGCATATGTCTTGTTTAGGGTGAGATGGGATGACGATACAACAACAAATTCGATTATTGAAGATAACACATTTGTTGTACAAAATCAAAATTATGACAACGTTCCTCAAGAAGTTACAACTGAATCGGTTCCTGAGGAAGCAACTGTTGTAACAGAATCTACCGAAGAGGACACATATAGGGCTGACAATGAATATTTGTATTTTGCTAATTTGGAAAGGAATGATGAGGTTGCTTACCAAAAAATAATTGATAGAATAAGATATTTCAATCCTGCCTACCATTCAATAACACCGGAGGGCTTTAATGCAAGATTGACATTCTTGCATCAATGTACAAGACAAGGACCAACCGTTGATTTGTCTTCTGGAATACATTCTGCTTCTGGTAGTACAAATTACACTAAATATGCAGGAAATCTTTCATTTGGAAGAGCTCCTTATTGTATATTAAGGATTGGCGACTTTTTCCACACAAAGATATGTATCACATCATTAAGCATTGATTATGATGGAGGCGGGGGAATACAATGGGATTTGAATCCTGAAGGTGTTGGTGTACAACCAATGTTTGCAAATGTTAATATAAACTTTAATTTCATTGGCGGCCAAGACCTTAAAGGGCCAATTGAAAGGCTTCAAAATGCAGTTACGTCTAATTATTATGCAAATGCTTCTGTTTATGACCACAAGGCAGACAAAAAGGGAAGCGGATTCCCGTATGATGTTAGACTTAATGTACCTGACAAAAATCCACGTGAGGATGAATTAGCGCCACCAGCACCAAGTTCTGAATTTAGTAAAACAACAGAAAAGACTCCTGATTAAAGATATATGGATTATAAGTCTGGAAATAATATATGGTTGAAATAAATAAGTAATTTAAATTTAATATGGGAACATTTGATAGATATGCTCAGTTTAGAAATGGTAATAAAATAGACATTGTAACGTTTGGAGAAGTACCTGAAAAGGCGAGTGATAAATTTATAACATATGAAAAGGGGGTTACAAGATTGGACCAAGTTTCATATCAATTTTATGGCAGTTCGAGTTATGCTTGGCTTATTTTACAAGCAAACGCAAAATATGGTTCTTTAGAGTTTAGGATTCCCGATGGTGTTACTCTTAGAATACCATATCCGTTAAATGTTTCATTGTCTGATTATCAGAAATCAATAGAAAAAAATAAAGAGTATTACAGATAATTTCATATATGGATGAGCATAAAAACATGGGTAGGTTAAGATATTTTGACCCAAATACTACTGTTTTGGAAAACAGGGAGGGGACTAATTCTGATTCCATAACGTTTCCATATGAAGATTACAATATTGCTGTTGATTTGCAGATAAGGGTATATAATAGATATTCTTGCGGGTTTGGCGATATGACAGGGGATATGCAGGTTTTTGAATATTCAACTCAGAACGGGACGTTATCTTTTTTAGGTGGAACTGATGGTTTTTTAACTACAAACTATACAGACATACAGATGATAAATCCTTCTGGAAACACAACAGAATGCCTTGGCATAGAATCAATACAAGTTTCATATGAAAGTTGGCTACATCCAGTTGTAAATGTTGTATTTGTTGATGTTAGGGGCGGTACTGTTATGCAACCCGCAGAATCTCATTATTATAATGAGAATGAAAAAGGTAATACATATCAAATATATAAGTCACTGTTTTCTTTTCCATATCCTTTGTTTCTTTTAAAGGTTAAAGGATTCTATGGACGTGGTGTTACTTATAGACTTGCTGTTAGTAAAACAGATATAGATTTTGACGCAAATAGTGGTAATTTTAAGATTTCTGTTGATTTTATTGGTCATATTTATGGGCTTTTTGCGGATATACCAATGACATATATTGCTGTTGCTCCATATATGGAAGAGGGTGATAGATATTGGATGCAAAAAGTGAATGAAAAGAAGTTTTGGTTCTATAAAATGGATAAAAATGGAGATTTAGTAGCACAATCTCCAATGCTTAAATTTCCAGAATTAACGCTGAGAGTTGCTGAAGTTGCATATTCACAGCCAGTTGCAAAGGTAAATGCAGATTCAGAATTGGCAATGCAAACTCTTGACGAAGAGGTTAATTCATTAAATTCAATTATGGAATCATATAAGGTGTTTATTGATGGCTCTAATGTTGTGTATTATTGTAATGATTCAGGACATCCTGACCAATCTTTTATTTTCTACACACTTGCAGACAGTGGTGAAATGAGGAAAAACGATGTTGTTAGTGGCGCTGCTAACACTTTTTTCACAAAACTTGAAGAACACGATAAAACATATAATACGACTTATAAGAGTAAATTTAATAGCCTATGTTTAATTTGGAAAAACGAAGAAAACACAGTTGATTGTGAAATCCTTGAAGACGGGTCTGTTAAACGAAAAGACGGAAATGAAGAAATTTTTGATATTTATATGAAAAACAATCCTAATTTACAGAAATTTGTTAAGGAAAATTTAAATGTAAATAATGTTAACATAATAAGTTTTGGCTTTCGTAATTTTGCAAAAAACGGAGAGGATTTTAATGATATTATCAATGTTCAAATTCCTGAGGAGATAAAGAAAATACAAGAAAATAAAGGTAAGGTAGAAAAGGAATTTAAGGACAAACAAAATGCCTTAATTGAAGATGCTCTTGGGTTTAGACCATCAATTAAGAATATGTATGATTTGGCATTTGCTCATCTTGACACATTCATGTATGTCTACTATGAAATGCTTAGAAAAATTAGAAGACAACTTGAAATGAAAGGTGATGAACGGAAGAAGGTTACGTATTCTATAAGTGATGAATATACAGATACTGAAAAATCCGATGCGCCTGGTGCAAATGGGTTTGTTAGGGGTGCGTATTTACCACCATATACAGGATTTTACAAAGATACGGTTGATGCATCTGATGGCTTTAAAAAGAAAAAAACAATGATGTGGCCTGGTGATTTACCAAATGGCGATAGAAAATTAGAGGAAGTAAAATTTGTTTTTGAATTACTTAGTGGGGCAAAATTGTATTTTAACAGGTCAGACGATGTTAATTTTGCCATTGATGGATTTAGGGCTTCTGGCTCAACAGGTGCTATATCAGGAAAACATCCATTGACAGATGTTAAGCGTTTTATACCGTTGACAATTTATGATATTGCAAACAATGGAAAAACTATTAATCCATATTTGAGCGTTGCAAGTAAAATAAAAAATAATGCGCCATTTGATGAGGTCATAGGTGATGTTTATGGGATTTTCGCATTAAGATTGTTCTATTATATGAATTCTTGTAGTGATGGAGGTAACAATGTTGATGATAACGAAAGTAAATTTTTCGGCAGACTGGACGCTATTAACTTTTTCAAAGCTGTTGGCAAAAGCGAATCTCCTGTTCTTCATAAGTTTGTTAAGGAATTTGCCGATGAAAATATGAGAAAAGACAGAATTGCATTTGAATCTGCAATATCTTATGATGGTAGTTCGGTTGAGACTATGGATATTGGCGGTAGAAACGTAAATGTTAAGCCTGTAATGTCATGGCGTGTCGATGATTCTGCTAATACAAATATAAATTTGTTTAACCGTTCAAAAGGAATATATACTTATTACTATTCAAGTATCAATACCGTTTATAATAATGGGACATATTTTGCTAATTTTAGGTATTTTCCTATTCGTTTAACCAGTATGGAAGATTTAAAAAATACGTTTTCAAACGGATACCCATTGTATAAAGAGGGGTTTATTTCTTCGATACAACATGAATCATATTCAGGGAGTACCGATGGGTTTAGTGAAGGAAAAACGCTTAAAGGAGGTACTTTTATGCTTTACGAAACAAGGGATTATATTAAGACTTTGTATAAAAACATAGAGGCTGAGTTGAATCAAGAAAAAGGTGATAATACGAATGAAATAATAGATGATAAATATTTTGAAGCAGTAAAGGGCGGAAGTACATTCAGAGGTTTCGCAAACAATATTGATGAAGATTTTCCAAGAATGTATAATAAAAGAATTGTAGAAAAAGTTGATAATGCCGAAACGAAGGCTGGTAGGAAAGATGTTGCCACTATGACCGCCGAAGACATGGCACAATTTATTATTGTATATCCTGATGCTATTGACGAGGGAAGAAGCAAATCGCAATTCGATGTAAATGAAGACAACCTTGTTGACGAGGCAGATTCTTTGTTGGAATGCCCATTGTATTGGATACAAGATAATGATTATGCAAAGGCATTTTTATTTGTGCAAGCGGCAAGATTGATAAATGGTGATTCAAGCACTTCTGTTTTAGGAATGGATTATGGGACAAATAAAATCATACAAAAGGGACCATTGCTTAGAGAAGGCGCTTTTTATTGGTGGCATGATAATTATGCAATGGTAAAAACAGAGGGCCATTGCAAGTTTAATATTGCTTTAAATAAATCTGGCGGATATGATGTGGCTGAGGGCGATGTAAAATATAAGTCACCAAGTAATAAGGAAACGTTTATTTCTAATTTTAGTAATTCTGTTTTTGGCAGCCAAACATTAAATTATAACGATGATTCTGAAACTTTTAACCCGATACCTACCAATTCAAACGCTCAATATTACGAAATACCTTATTATAGTAATAGTTCGTTTCTTAGAGAAAAGGTAAAAAATGTAACGCCATCAAGAGTTGAATATTTGAAAAAATATTTTGAAAATTGGGTTGAAAAAGAATTTAAGCCAATTGCTAGAATTTATGAAAATATAAGAATATATGGCTCTCCTGAAGAAGACAAAAGGAAGTATAGTGACGGCCTTGATAAAACGTTATTAAATGCTGCAATAACATCAGGTGAGTCAAATCTAATACCTGATGCAAGGAAATTACAGGAATTTTTAAGGTCGTTTTATTTTGGCGTATGTACTGTTTTTGATTATTATGGCGGATTCTTTAGGAAAACTATGTCTTTAAAAGAGAGTTTATTCACCAGTGGATTCCGTGGATTTATGGACCAATTGAGAAAAATATATGGCAAAACGGAAGATGCTTCGCAATCAGAAATAAATGCTGCTTTTGCCGCTGCTTATGCTGAAGACCCGTTTAGGAACAAAGATTTGAGGCTTAGTACATATATGACTTTGAAATCTTTGTATGATAAATGGATATGTAATTCGTTAAAGGGCGATAAAACATATAGGTTTAATAGGGTTGAGGATGGAAGTAATGAACCTGGAACATATGAGCTGGATAATTTCATATATGTTGATAATTTTTATCGTAATATTGGATATGATTTAACCATTAATTTGACAAAATTTGTTGAATGGATGGGAAAATGTTTGCCAACTTCAAAAATGTACACAGTTGAGGGGATTATGTCATACAATGGTAGAACTTTGTATGAATTCTTGACTGATATTGCACAAGATTGTGGCGCTATATTGCTTGCAATACCACAGAGATTTATGTATGATTGCGGGGAAAACATAAAAACAGTGTTTACTCCAATACCTTCTTGTCAGGCTTGGGATGATGATACATATACCTATATGTTCTTGTATACATATAAGCCATCTGAACATCTTGGCGACAAAGGAGCAAGTAATATGGATATGAATGGGTGGTCTCCTGAGGGCGATGGCTATGACTTGACTGATGAAGATATTGTTGGCTCGTTATTTGATGATAACGAGATAGGATATGCTGTACCAGCATTCGGAGTTACATTTGCAAAAGAAAATCAGGCGTATTTTAAAAATATTTCATTGTCAACAAAACAACATGGGGTAACAGAGGCTGGGTTGAATGCAACAATGAATATAGCAGCAAAGGCTTCTGAAACAATAAGGGAAACGACACTTTATGGACAGGATATTTATAAAGTATTTTCTAATAATTCATATGAGTGTACTGTCGAAATGATGGGAGATATGCAAATATTCCCACCAATGTATTTCCAATTAAACAATATACCAATGTGGAAAGGTGCATACCTTATCAAAAAGGTAACTCATAGTATAAGGCCAGGAGATGTCACTACAACAATAGTTGGCGTAAGGCAGAACAGGTATTTGATACCGTTGGTCGAAGGTACTGTTGTTTCTTTAAACACCAACGAAAATAGGGCTTCTGAAGATAATGTAGAAAATGGCGGAAGTGGCGTAGATGTTACTAATTTATCAATTGGAAATGTTGAAAGTAATGGCGTTGATACAAATATTGCAGGTGACAGGTCTAAATTAATAGCAGAGCAACAAGGATTATCTGAAGATATAACACCAACAAAGCCAGTTATTATATTAACACCGGGCCACTCTGTTAGTCGAAAAGCAGAAGAGCATAAATGGGCAACAAGGCTTATTAAGGATTATATTATACCAAAATTAAAACAAAAGACTTTTAAAGACGGTACTTCATATGCAGACCATGTTGTTCAAGGCGGTAAAAAAAATAAGGAAGATTTGCAGTCTTCTAGTTATGATTTTTGGCCGGTTAGACATTTGGTTGATAAGTACGGTTCAAAAAGCGTTGTGTCTATAAACGTACACTGGAATGGTGATGGTGGGCAGTATTTCGCTGCGTTTTGGGCACATAAAACAGCATCAGGCGGCGTTAATATGAGAAATGATTCACAAAAACTTGGATTGTATTTTAGGGAAGCGTTTAAGGAAGTTGTTTCAAAAAAAGACACATATTCAAAAATGCCTATAGGAATGATGGATAAAGGTGTACCAACATGGCATTATGCTTTAGATGCTGATAATACAGACCCGGGCGTTGGATGGACTTCTAATCCTACACATTGCGCATGTGTTCTTACAGAGAACTTCTTTGCAAATTATTATCCATCAGATAGACATGTGAATTGGCTTGCTGAAAATTATAAAGAAATTAACCCAGAAACTGGGCGATATCAAAATGGTAGGGCTTGGCTTGAGAGTGAGGAAGGATGTAATGTTATTGCTAATGCGCATGTGAATGCAATAGTGAATTATATTAACTCACTTGGAAATGATTCCGATAAACAAGTTCCTGAGCCCCAACAAGGCTGAAATTGAAATAAAACAAATACAGGACCTGTTGTCTATTGCACTGTACAATTAGAAAGGTCTTATTGGTTGCTTAATTTTGAAAGATAAATATCAGTTGGCAACAACTAATTGAAAGCATGTTTGAAAAGGCATGCTTTTTTTGCCTTATAGCACTATTTATAAATGTAAATAAAAACCGATTAATTATGAAGACAAATCATCAAATGAACTATTATGACTACGGCAAAAACCTTGACATACAAGGAGTTATGCCAGTAATTGGGGGGGGGTGTAAACCCTGAACCTGAATTACCAGAAACTATTGATATTTATTATACACGAAGTGACGTTTCTGGCTTTTCTACAACATACAATATAATTTTAGACGAGCCACTACAACAAGGTTATTATCCATATGCCTCTTATTATAAATACGAGATTAGTGGCTCGGAATATATAAATAAATTTGTTCAATGGGACTATACAGAAGAAGAAACCACACATTATTCAAAAAACAGTTCACATTCTGTTAATGATGGAGTTGATGTATTTACAATAATAAAAGGCCCAAATGACTATTCAATTGATATACCAGGAAAAGCAATACAAAATTAATTAAATAAATAACATATCATAAAAAAAAACACATTCCTACAATGTTCAATAAGCACAAACAAGGGTATGTGTTTTTTATTTTGTGTTAACTGGTATATAATTTTCTTTTGAAAATTGATATGGCTTTTGTATATTAATTAAAATTTTATTCATGAAAAAAATAGCAAATATTTTAACTAAAAACTTGTTTAATGATAAAATTTTTTACAATGTCATTGATAATAAGAATGATATAATTAAGGGGATTCCTGTGTTATGTGTTGGGGTTGATTTCACAAAAAAGAATTATCCTAATTTTAATAGGATAAATATGAGAATAGACGAAATGACAAGTTGGACTTATGGCCCGCGTGAAAAGAGAAATGTCTATGAGTCAAGGTTGAAAATATTTATTAATGACGCAATAGAAAAATTTAAATCAAGAATTAAGTATAAATATATTAATGTTGTAGTTGACCAAAATTCAGACGATTTCTTGTTAGTGAAAGAGATTGTCAATTGTGGTAATAAAAAAATCATATCATTCATATATAATGGTGTTATATACATTTATGATAACGTTGGGACTGTTTATGGAGTTTCGATAAGGGAGATGTCATATGTTTGTATTGACGTTAAGTCTTTTTTGAGAAACATATATTTAAATACGACCGTAATAACCAACAAGGATTCTATACCGTTGGATGTAAGAATAATGTTTAATGGCTGTGATTATTTGATTCCGTGTTTGTTTTCTGATGATAATAATTAGTTTTTCTGTTTTTAAACTATTTATATGTAAAATAATGTATTATGTTTTCACCAAGGTTAGTGATTAAGAATTATGGTTTAAGCAGGAAAAGGCCGAAGAAAAGTGTTACAAAAAAAGAAAATGCTGATAACACTTTAGGAAACCATAATGAAAAGAAAGAAGAAAAGGTTGAAGAGGTATATATTGAAAAAGAAAAAACTAGTAAGAATAATAAGAAAAAAAATAAAAAAGACATGGCAATTAATGAAGAATTAATTTCAGCTGCTGAAGAGCAAGCAAGTGCGTTATCTAATAATGTAAAAGTAGTTAAAAAAGACCGTGGCTTGATTGAAAGAACCGAGTCATCTAAAATAATTCTTACGGAGGATAATAGACAAGTGTTAAATGACTAAGAATAGTTTAAATGAAATAAAATATAACTTTAGGCATTTGGTTGAATACGTAACACCTGATGGTGTCGTTGAAGATGAAAACGACCCAAATGCTATGGGCGGTGGCGACCCAAATGCCGGTGGTGATGCTATGGGTGGAGACCCAATGGCTATGGGTGGTGAACCAAATGGAATGGGAGGTGCTCCTATGGGCGGTGACCCAAATGCGATGGGGGACGCTCCTATGGGTGGCGACCCTAATGCAATGGGTGGTGGACAATCTCCTGAAGGATTTTCTCCACAGGGCGTTGACCCAAATGCAGGAATGGATGGAATGGGTAGTGACCCAAATGCAATTGGAGGCGCTCCTATGGGCGGCGATACAAATGCAATGGGAAGCGACCAAAATATGCCAGGTCCTAATGATGATGTCATTGAAATTGATGATTTAACCGATGCTCAAGAAGATACTGATAAAAAAGTTGATTCATTGACTTCAAAATTTGAAAAATTAATGTCTTCAATTGATGGAATAGAAAAAAGAATCAATGACATTGATGCACATACAAATCAATATCTTGGGGCACTTAAAGGTGAAATAGAAAAAAGAAATCCAACACCGATGCAAAGATTAACAATGCGTTCAACAAAGTCAGCACCATATGATATGACACCAAACGAGTATATGAATAATTATGCTCCTGAAAATTATAGTGATGCTTCAGACAACAATGGCGCTGATGACCCTCAATATAAAATAACAAAGGGTGATATTGATGATTTTGTTGATTATGGCTCAATTGCAAAAGATATTGAAAACAAAAAAATTGGATTAAATGATATATTTGGATATTAATAATTATTGGGCTACATTTGTGGCCCAATAATTGTTTTTTTTGCAAACTTTTTGTATATTATATAAAAGTTAGTTTTTATTTATTAACATTTTTAAAATAATAATTTTATGAAAAAATTTTTGTAATTTATGGGTAATTTAATTGATTTACCAAACATTAGTTTAGATTCAGTAGTAAATGAAAAAAACAACGAACAAAAGACAAAAAAAGAAGGTTTTGATGTAAAAAACTACCTAAATGTAAGACTTTCAGAAGGCGAAGACCAAAAGACACTTACAATAAGGCTGTTACCGATGGACTTGGAAACAGGTAGTCCGTTTGCGAAGATACACATTCACAACGTTAAAGTCCCTCAAGATATGGTAAAGCCTGGCGAAAAGCCGTATAAATCCTACATTTGTTTAAATAAGACAGTTGGAATTGACCATGAAAAGTATGGCACAAAATGTCCATTTTGCGAAATGAACTATGCTGCTTATTTGGAATCAACAAAAGAAACAGACCCTGTAAAAAAGAAGGCATTGCAGGATGCTTCTCTTGCGTTTAAGAGCCAAGAGGCTGTAATCGTTAGGTGTATTGAACGTGGAAAAGAGTCAGATGGAGTTAAGTTTTGGAAATTTAACATTAGGGCAAAGGATAAAACTGACCCATATAACCAAATTTTAAATTTGGCAAAATTAAGAGAAGAAGCTGCAAAGAAAAAGGGTGAAGTTAATAATATTCTTGACATTTATAATGGGCGTGATTTGAATGTTACAATAACTTCAGCTGAAAAATCAGCACCAAGTATTATTGATGATGGTGATAGGAGCCCGTTGTCAAAGGATGAGGAACAAATGAAGAGATGGATTTTCGACACGAAGAAATGGCAAGACGTGTTCACTTGCAAACCTTATGAATATCTTAATCTTGTCGCTCAAATGAGAACTCCGTGGTTTGATAAGGCAAAAGGAATTTGGGTTGATAAAGAAGAATACGAGTCTGAACATGGCGCAAATACAAAAGACATTAATGATGAAATCAAAAATGCAGAGAACAAGGTAAGGGAAAACGAAAAGACTAATAATAATTCATTTGTTGGTTCATTGGAAATTAACGATGATGATTTACCTTATTAATGTATGTGTAATCACGGAAAAATTAAATTCAATTATGGGGCAATGGGTAGTGGAAAAAGTCTTCATTTGATTGCCACTGCCCATAACTTCAAAATGCATTCAATACCTTTTATTGTTCTTAAAAGCAGAATAGACGATAGGGATGGTGAAGATATTGTTCATTCTAGGGCAATAGGCGACATTGAATGTGTTGGAATCACTGTTGAAGATAACATTTTTAGCCTTGTTTCAAATTATCTAAATGCAGACCTGTTTTACGGGGCAAAGGGCCTTAAATGGATTCTTATAGATGAATGCCAATTTTTAACCGAAAAACAAGTTGATGAATTGGCAGCAGTTGCAGATAATTTTGGAATAAATGTTTTATGCTATGGATTGAGAACCGATTTTAAAACACAGTTGTTTCCTGGCTCAAAAAGACTATTTGAAATAGCAGATAGCTTTGAAGAAATAAAATCAAGTTGCTATTGCAACAGTAAGACTATTTTTAATGCAAGAATAAATAAAGAGGGTGAAATCGTTACTGACGGAGAGCAAATTGAAGTTGGAGGAGACGACAGATATGTGTCTTTGTGCAGAAAATGCTATTTTGAAAAGACAAATAACCCTTTGTATAATAAAAATGATTAATTATGGCACAGCCACAAAAAAAAGCACCTATTAAAAAGAAGAATACAATTTCAGATTTAAAAGCGAAAATGGGATTTGGAGTTTCTGTTGAAAAGGGAGAGATACAAAACGCAAGTAATGCAGATAAACCACTGGAATGGTTGATTATGCCTAAAGCATTTCAGGATGCACTGAAACTTCCCGGTTATCCGATTGGGTTCGTAAGCACAGTATGCGGACATAGCAACAGTGGAAAATCCACATTAATAAATCATGCAATTGTAGCAGCACAGAGACAGGGGTTAATACCAATTATATATGATACTGAGAATAATTTTGACTTTCAGTATGCAATAGATATGGGAATGGATGCAACACCTGTTTATGGCGATGTAAACGTTGAAGTTGTTGACCCAGAAACAGGTGATGTTTCAGTTGTTAAAGAAAATAGGATAATTGAATATGATGGCCCTTTTGTTTATTTTAATAATTCAATTTTAATTGAAAGATACGGCGATATTGATTATTCAACAGGAAAACGAGGCTCGAAAAAAAGAAATAAGGCTGTAATTGAAGATATTGCATATTCAATAAATGAATTTTTAGAATATCAATCAAATGGAGATATAGAACAAGGATTCGTGTTTTTATGGGATTCTGTTGGAAGTATTGGCGGTTTGAAATCTTATAATAGTAAAGTTGGAAATCCTATGTTTGATGCTGGAACTATTTCGGCTGCAATGCAAGATATTATGGACAGTGCAATACCTTCTTCGAGGAAAGTTTCCTCTAAATACACAAATACAATGATAATGGTTAATAAGGTTTGGCTTGATAATACAACAAATCCAGTAGGGCCACCAAGTTTAGAATTAAAGGGTGGTAGAAGCATTTTCTTTAGAAGCAGACTTATAATTTTGTGCGGTGGGATGCTCAAGTCATCTGTAAAAAAATTAACAGCAACTTCAAAAGGGCTTAATTATAACTGGGGTATACAAACAAAAATAAAGGTTTTAAAAAATCAATTGCCAAGCCCGTTTAATGTAACATATGAAGGTGAATTTATTTGTACTGATATTGGTATTATTGGCACAAGTAAGGAGGAACAAGATGAGTATAAAAAGACAAGAGCAAACGAATTACTTAAAAAACTAAACGAAATTGCGGAAGGTAATGGATGCTCAAAAATTAACGATATTGGTGAGATTTCATTTGAAGAAAGTAGTGAAGATGAAATAATTGATTAAAAATCCGAATTTTTTTTATTTTTCAATTACTATTTATGTTAAAGTAAATTACAATGTATTGTATGACTTTTAATATAAATTAAACAACAACAAGGTGCTACTATGGATATAGTAGTGCCTTTTTTTGTTGTTCGTTAATAACTCTAAAAAACTATTTTTATGGCTAAGAAAAAGAGACTTGTGGAATCGTTAGATGAAGATGAACTTGAATACATCAAGACAAAAATGAATCCTGAAAAGGGGGAAGACAATCCAATTCCTTCAAAGTTGTTAAATTTTAAATTAAAGCTTAAATGCAAAAACCAAAAGCAAAAAGAGTTGCATAATTTAATAAAAGAGAAACAAATAGTTTTTTGTCAAGGTTCGGCTGGAACCGGAAAATCGTACATTGCGGCTGAGACAGCCCTTGAATTGCTTAAAAACGGGCCATATAGGAGAGTTATAATTTGTTGTCCAAATGTGGAGTCCTCAACAATGGAAATTGGCTTTTTGCCTGGTGATTTAAGAGATAAAACAAAAGTTTTTTTTGATGCAATTGAATTTACAATTGAAAAGATACTTGATGATAGTGGAAACTTCAATAGCAAGGATGTTGTTTCAAATTTAATGAAAAATGGCCTAATAACAGAAGAGGTTGCTTCATTCTTAAGGGGTAAAACATTTGATGATAGTATTATAATTGTTGACGAATCAGAAAATTTTAACAAGCAGGAAATGCTTTTGATATTAACGAGAATAGGTAGAAATAGTAAAATGGTGTTTCTTGGTGATAATATGCAAATAGATAGAAAAGACATTAAGAAATCAGGAGAAAAATGTGGACTTGATTATGCTTTTGAAACATTAAAAGATGTAGATGACATCGGGTTTCTTGAATTCACAGAAGAGGATATTGTAAGGAACCCAATCATCACGGAGATACTTAAAAAATGGAATAGTTTAGGGAAAACTGACAATAACAACTATTTATCATAACATAAACGAAAATCAGAAACACTTGAAGATTTTAGTGCAAACAAGAAAAAATAAGTAAGAAATATTAAAGTTCAATGAAAGTTTTGATTTCAGAGGAGAGACTGTATGGGTTGATTTCAGAATGTGTAAAGAGAATCCTTTCTGAGAGCAAAGTTATTACGGAAGGTTCAAGCCTGTTGTATCATTTTTTGAATTTTGACAGGTTTAAGTCTGTAGTGGAGACCAATATGTTTACTCCTACATCTTTCGAGAAAGGATGGTTCGGCGGTAAAAACTCTATTTCACTGTCTAGAACCAAGAATTTCAGGGAAGGATGGCCTGTTATAATGTATTCAGGTGATGACGGAAAGGGTGACGATTGGTGTGCTATAAGGCTTACGATTGACGGAGATTTAATCAATAGGAAACCGAACTTTAAATATAACGGAAAGCAATACAATATGTCAACCAAGGCTTTTGATTGGGCCTACAAGGAGTTTGGGGACGGGGACCCGTATGATTTTTCAGACAATACTGGTGTTTTCGCCAACAACGGGAAGGAATGGATGGAGAGGTCCGATGGATACACTACTTCGTATCTTCCGATAGACTATAATGGAGACGATGAATACTACAATGGAGTGTGTGATAAGCAAGGCCATCCATATTCACAGGCAGAAGACAGACTTACGACATATGCAGACAAAATACCAAACGCAAACCAATACATACTTAGCGTAGACATAGTGTTGCTTACGCACAATTTTAACGACGACAACATGAATGAGCGTATTGAACTTTGCAAGATATGTGAGAATTCTTTCCTTAAAGGAAAAATACACATTTATCGTAGCGAGCGCGACTTGATGCTCGGCAGATGGCGTGAAATACGCAACATTCGTGGCTTTTTGCTAGATGATTCTTATTATGAGAATCCGATACCTTTTTATGACAATGTAAAAAGGGACTTTTAGATGTTGTTTTTTTGGGATAAAATTTGTATATTATATAAAAAGCATTGGAAATGGGTCAACCTGTAAGACCAAATATAAAAGAATTACATCCTGAGTTGTCCGCAAAGCCGTTTTTTACGTTGATAATTGACGGAAACAATCTTTTGCGCCAATGTATGGCTGATACTAAGGTGAATGCTGATGGTATTCACTATGGCGGTATATTTCAATTTTTGCTTCAAATTAAGTTAATGCTAAAAGACTATCAATATTCATATGTTTATGTGATTTTTGATGACTCTGAATCTGGCATTTTGAGGTATCAGTTATACAATGAATACAAATCCAATAGAGATAAAAACTATGCAAAGCACGTTATTGATGGCGATGAGGAAAGTGACTATTGGAAACGCTTGAATATGACTATTAAGTGTATGGAAAAGGCCATATATAATAAAAGTAAGAAAAAAGAGCGTGAAGAATTACTTTCTGACGAAGAAAGGGCTTTAAAAGAAGAAAGAAAGAAGAAAAAAGAGATTGTTGACGAAAATTTTGAGCGAGAACGAAACATTATAATGCAATATTGCGATGAATTGTTCATAAGGGTGCTTTTTGATAATAAAACAGAGGGTGATGATTTCATTGCATACTACACATTACATAAAAAGCCCGAAGAAAGGGTTGTTATAGTAAGTTCTGACCAAGATTTAACACAACTAATAACGTCAACTGTTTCAGTTTATGATAGAAGGATTAAAAAATACCTTTCTGTAAAAAATTTCAAGTCAATTAAGGGATACCCTATTGAAAACGTATTAATAAAAAAGATTTTATGCGGTGACACATCGGACAATATAGGTAATATTAAGGGACTTTCCGAAAACAGATTGATGGAATTGATGCCTGAAATGGCGGATAGACCAATTACAATTGATGAAGTCAAGGAAAAAGCACAAAAATTGATAGATGAACGTATTGCTGAGAAGAAGAAGCCATTAAAATGGCATGAAAATATAGTAAATGGCGTTTCAAACAAGGAATACGATGGGGATTTCTATGAAATTAACGAAAAAATCATTGATTTAAAACATCCATTGCTCACAAAACGTGCAGAAAACGATATCGAATCAATGATGTATGCACCGATGGACCCTGAAGGCCGTTCATTTGAGAATTTGTATGAAATGATTAAACGTGATGGTATAGAAGATTTGATGAATCCAAATTCTTTCTCAAGTTTTTTCGTTCCATTTAAAGAATTGGCCGACAGGGAAAAGAAAAAATTTAAAGAAGAAAACGAAGAATAATTTTTGTTTTTTTAAGAATAATTTTATATAATTTAAATACAATTTTTAACTCAAAATAGATTGTTTAATTTTTAAAATTTTAATTTATGGTGGATTTTAAAACGAAGTCCAACGAATCACAACAAAAGGACTATAAAGAAAGATTCGAGTTTGTTTTTACTACGGATGGCAATATAATTTGCCAACGTTATTTCAGAATTAACAACTTTAACCCAACAGCCTTGCGCTCTTATGAGTTGACAAATGCAATTAGAAGGTGCGCTTCTATCATTGATAGGGACCTCAGGGATAAAACGCAGATTTATTTGTCAATTTATGCTCCAAGGGTATTTGATACTCAGGAACAAATGGAAGAGTACATTGCAAAAGATGAAAATTTTGCAAAAATGACTGTTGGAGAAGGCCTTGTTGTTAAAGGCAACACGGAAACCGATTTTGTCCTTTGTGGTGATAAAACTGCAAAGCCGATTGGTAGTAAGTTTGATGATGGCGAGTTGACCGAAGCAAAACCAGAAGATAACAAAACTTCTTATAAGTTTGCATTTAAGGTTGACGGGCGGGAAGTTTGTTCTATTGAGTGGGATGGATATTATCCCAAGTTTGTGAGGGATAAGATTGACCTATCTAACAAGAGGGGTAAGTTCTCTGAGGAGGACACTGAACATTTGACTTTTGAACAATATCTCCTTTATATGATGGTAAAGGGAAAGTCAGACCTTGTTTATGGCCTTATTAAAAACATTTGCTACGCTTGTAGCTATCCTGATAGCAAGGATTATACGGTGGATGTTGATGACATTTTTGATTGTTGGAATCACGATTCTGCTATGTTGCTATATAAGATGGTATAAATATATTATTAGTGGGTAAACAATTAGATAAGAGTAACTTAGGTTACTTGGATTTGGAATTTCAATATAAATTAGTAAAGATTTTTGTTGAAGAACCAAGATTTTTTGAGGATATCGCATCAATTGTTGACCAAAACGCATTTACTGACGCATTACTTAGGACTTTTGTAGGTACAATTAAAGATTACTACAAAAATGAAAATGTAATGCCATCTTACGAAGTCATTGGGTTTTTGCTGAATCAAAAGGCAAAAACCCAAAATGATATAGATGAGTGGAATGCGCTTATTAAGAAACTTAAATTTGAAACAAGTTATGAGGGTTATACAATTGTAAAAGAAACGGCTTTACGATTTTTTAAGCAACAAAATTTAATTAAGGTTGCTAATAAAATTCTTGAAATTGCAGGAAAAGGTGATATTGACCGTTATGAGGAATGCCAAAGAATGTTAGACGAGGCGGCAATGGCTGGCCAGGATGAGGATTTTGGGTATAATATTTATGAAATGATGGATAAAGCATTGGCAAATGACTATACCGTTTCAATTCCGACAGGCGTTAGCGTTCTTGATGATGTTCTTGGCGGAGGCCTTGATAAAGGAAAATTAGGGCTTATAATTGCTCCTGCTGGTTTCGGTAAAACAACATTTACGACTGCAATTTGTGCTTATGCGGCAGGATATAAATGCGACATGAATAACAATCAGGGCTATAAGGTGTTGCAGATATATTTTGAAGACGATGATGTTGATATAACAAGAAAGCACTATTCAAGAATTACGGGTTTGGAAGCAAGAACCATGAAAAGGCTTTCTCAACAAGATAGAGAAGAGGTTACATCTTGGCTTAATAATTTTGAAGATAAAGAAGCATTAAAAAACAACCTAAAGTTAAAACATTTTAAGACAGGTACAAAAAGTGCAAGCGATATTGAAATCTTTGTAAGAAGATTAATTAACACAGGATTTAAACCTGATTTGATTTCAATAGACTATTTTGAATGCCTTGCGCCTGAAAAGGGTGGATATTCAACTGATACAGAGTGGACACGTGAAGGCGTGACTATGAGAAAGTTGGAGAATATGGCACATGACCTTGATTGTGCAATTTGGATTCCTACACAGGGTACAAAAGATAGCATGAATAGTCCTGATGTTGTTAGAATGGACCAAGCAAGCGGTTCTGCAAAAAAAGTACACGTTGCACAGTTAATTCTTTCAATAGCAAGAGCAATTGGCGATATAGATAAGAACAAAGCGGTAATTTCGGTTCTAAAAAATCGTTCAGGAAAGTCAGGAAAAATATTCAATAATGTAAAATTCGATAATGGAACAAGTACTATTTCTTGTGATGAGGTTCAAGAGTTTGATGATTCCCTTGCTTGGGATGAAAAAGCGGCTGAACTTCAGCAACAGCAAACAACAAAATTATTTAGGGAGATAAATTCTAAAAAAGATGAAATAATTTCCCAAAAAACTGATAATAAAGATATTGGAGAATGTAATTTTGTTGGAGTAATAAAGCCAAATGATAATTTTTAAAAAAAATAAGAGGTTTTTTGCAACAAATGCGATTGACCTCTTATTTATCTTTAATAGATAAAAATAAAAAAAATAAAAGTATGAATGTAAGAAAAAGTAACAGTTCTCTTGAAGAATTTGATAGAGAAAAAGTTAAGAATGGTATTTGTAAAGCGTATGAGTCTATTGGCGAAGAATGTGATGATTTAATTCTTGAAAGTATCGTTAATAGTCTTTTTCTTTATGACAATATCAGCAGTTCAGAAATAAGGAGACAGGTTGAAGATGCCCTTATGAGTGTTAATAAAAAGGTAGCAAAAGAATATTCAAGGTCTTATAACGAAAGCGTTCCTAGAAGAAAGAAAAACGACTTCATACAAGCCTATATTCACGCAAAAAATGCTGCAACCGGTTCAAAATTCGACTCAAATGCAAATGTTAGCAACAAGAACATTGTAACACTTGGACAAGAATTGTATAAAGAAGATAACATTAAGCAGAATAGGTACATATTGTTTGATAAAATAAGGAAACTTTATTCAAAAAAGTTGGCAGAACAATATATTAGTGACCTTGAAAGCCATGTTTTATACAAACATGATGAGTCAGGCACTCCTGGGTACCCGTATTGTGTTGCTATTACAATGTATCCATTTCTTATTGACGGATTAAAAGGTCTTGGTGGCGAATCAATAGCGCCAACAGATTTAAAATCGTTTTGTGGAGAGTTTATTAACCTTGTTTATTCTATTTCCTCACAATTTATGGGTGCTGTTGCAACTCCTGAATTTTTAATGTACATGGATTATTTTATTAGAAAGGATTATGGCGAGGATTATATTAATAGGGTTGATGAAGTTGTTGATTTGAGTAGAAAGAAAAGAACAATTGGTGATGTTATTGACAATGCGTTCCAACAAGTTGTGCATAGTATGAATATGCCGGCTGGAAATAGAGGGTAGACTTGTGCCCTTACCGTGTTAAGAGCTTTATCAGGCTCAGTTATGCAAGCATCGGAGTAAAAACCGAGTAAGTAAATAATACTTGTATAGCTTCGGGGAAGGTTTTATAAATTCAGTATGCTTTTTGGAACATATAAACTATTTATATAAAGAATACAATAATGAAGATATAAAAATAATCCCGAACCAAATTAGACAAAATGTTTGTTTACAAAATAATAAATTCTTTAAATAAAAAATCATATATAGGAATAACAAATGATATTAACGAAAGGTTTAATTATCACAGAACTAGATATGATAAAATAACAAAAAAGGAATATATAGAAAAACCACTTTATAAAGCGTTTAGAAAATATGGAATAGAAAATTTTAAATTCATTGTTCTTTACAAGAATTTATCAATAGAACGTGCGAAAGAAAAGGAAATTGAATTAATAAGGAAGTTTAAAACGTTAACACATGAAAATGGGTATAATGTTACAAAAGGTGGTGATTGGCGTTCTAATTGTGGAGAAAACAACAACACAAGCAAATTAACAGAAGAAGAGGTTCTTGATATAAGAAGAAGAATTGAAAATGGCGAAAATATAAAATCTGTATATGAAATGTATTCAAATAAAATAACGTTTAGTGGTTTTCAGGGGGTATATTTAGGTAGAACTTGGAAATATTTGGGAAAACCGAAAAACAATGTACTACCAAATGGAGCTTCGATTGATAAAGATACTGTTCTTAAAATAAGGGAGATGTATGATGGTGGAAAAAATCCTCATCAAATATCAGTGGAACTTGGGTTAGAATATAAAAAGTGTCTAAGAATTTGTAAAAAAGAAACATATAAAAATGTCTAATGTGTGTAGAGAGCATTTCCTTTGTCGGAAAGTATGTCCCTATTGATACGGGTACAGAAACACACGGGCGTAGTGATACGCAAAAGGTGCTCCACAATATTATTTGATGGTTCCAATATCAACTAGTATTTTGACCAAACGGTTTTTTGGAATATAAGTTATTTTGATAAACCTTATTTTGAAGGTGTATTTGGTGATTTTGTTTTTCCTGATGACACAAAGCCTGTATGGGAAACACTTTCGTGGCTTCAAAAGAGATTTATGAAGTGGTTTAATAATGAAAGGCTGAAATATACGTTTACATTCCCAGTTGAAACAATGGCATTGCTAACTGATGGTGCAGATGACTTTATGGATAAGGAATATGCTGATTTTACGGCAGAAATGTGGTCTGAGGGACATAGTTTCTTCTGTTATTTGTCAGATAGTCCAGATAGCTTGAGCTCATGTTGCCGGTTAAGAAATTCATTGAAGGATTTGGATAATGCGGATGAAGACCATAACCATACAACACATCAATATTCAATGGGCACTGCTTCTGTTGCTACCGGCTCAAAATCTGTTATGACGATGAATCTTCCAAGAATTATTCAAGATGCGACAAGAAAGTATTTTGATGATGAATATGGAATGACATTGGAAAATGGTAAGAATGTTGTTGAAATGGGCCTTGAATATGATAAGGAAGAATTGTATGAATACATAAGGGAAGAAGTTAGGGAGTTAACTGAACGTGTTCATAAATACCAAACAGCGTTTAACGAGACAATTAAAGACTTCTTGGAAGCAGATATGCTTGATGTTTATAGGGCTGGGTTTATTGATATGAAGAAGCAATATTTAACAGTCGGCGTTAATGGAATTACAGATGCTGCTGAATTTCTTGGAATTAAAGTTTCTGTAAATGATGAGTATAAAGAATTTGTTAATAACATTCTTGAAACCATCAATATTTCAAACAGAAAAGACAAAACAAGAGAATGCATGTTTAATACAGAATTTACGCCATCTGAAAATTTGGCTGTTAAAAATTATAAATGGGATAAAAAAGATGGGTATTGGGTAAGTCCAAATAGAAATCTTTATAGTTCTTATTTCTATAATCCAGAAGACGAGAGTGTAAACATAATCCAAAAAACAGTTTTACATGGTAGGGATTATGTTAAATTTTTGGACGGAGGCTCTGCGTATCATGCTAATTTACAGGAACATATGTCAAAGGAGCAATATAGACAATTTATGAAAATTGCAGCAAAGAACGGGTGTAATTATTTTACATTCAATGTTAAGAATACTGTTTGCAATGATTGTGGCTATATAAGCAAGCATACACTTGATAAATGCCCTCATTGTGGAAGCACAAATCTTGATTATCTTACAAGGGTAATTGGTTATTTGAAAAGGGTATCATCATTTGCTGAGCCAAGACAAATAGAAGAATCAAAAAGGTATTATTATAAAATGTGATAAAAAAGAGAGTTAAACTCTCTTTTTTTTAAAAATTTGACTTTTTCACCAGGAACTCTATATTTATAATAAAAGTGGATATGGAAAAAAAATGTTGTATATGTGGAGGAAAATACCATGCAAAGGGGTATTGTGAAAAACATTATTTACAATTTAAGCGTCATGGAAAAATATTGGATAGAACAATATATGATAAAAATGAATGGAAAATGCATGAAGACTATGCAGAATGTGTTACATATGATAAATATGGTAACAGTAATGGCTTAGTGAAAGTTGATTTGGATGATTTTGAAAAGTTAAAGGGCTATAAAGTTTATTTAAGAGAAAGCATTAATGGTAAAAAGTATGCCATGCTAAGTTGCAAATCTCATAAATATTTTGTACATAGGTTTGTTCTTGGTATTTCAAAAGAAAAATATGACAGTTCTTGTAATTCAGTTGACCATTTAAATGGCGATTCGCTTGATAATAGAAAATGTAATTTAAGGATATGTTCTCAGAATGAAAATATGAAAAACATAAAGAAAAAAAATAAAATAATTGGTGTTACATATTTAACAAATGGAGCATATGGAAAAAATTATGTTTCAAATATATGCTTTGAATATAAGAAAAAGTATCTTGGTAGATATTATACGTTTGAAGAAGCTGTTTATGTAAGGTTGAAGTCTGAGTTTGATATTTTTGGCGATAATGGCTCAAATAGTGAGTATATATATGTTCTCGATTCTGAAAATCCAATTGAAGAAATTCGTAAATTATTACAAGATGGCTCAATAATTGATTGCGGAACAAAAGAGAAAAAAGAAATTGCTAATGAATTTTTGGTAAGATACAGAAATAGAACTAAAAGCAAAACAAAGAAAAGACTGGACGGTAAAAAATGTTGTGTTTGCGGTAATGACGCAAAGCATTCTGCTGCTGATGGAAATTTTTATTGTGGGAGGCATTATCAACAACTTATAATTAATGGAAAGATTCTTGATAATACATATAAAGATAATAATGTGTGGAAATATTATGATGATTATGCTGAGTGTGAAATTTATGATTCAAATAAAAATATTATAGGTAAAATGAAGGTTGATTTGGATGATGCTGATAAATTAAAGAAAAATAGAATTTATGCAACTTCTAAAAATAAACAAGGCAAAAGATATGCACTTGTAACTAAAAATGGTAAAAAAACATTAGTACATCGTTTTATTTTAAATATTGAAGAAAATGGGTACGATTGTTATTTAAATGTCGTTGACCATTTAAATAATGACACGTTTGATAATAGGAAAAAAAATTTAAGAATATGTAGCCAAAACGAAAATACTAAGAATGGAAGTTCTATAAATGGTAAAGTAGTTGGCGTAAAATTTTCAAAAGAAACAAATAAATACTGTTCTTATATTATTAATAATTATAAATATTATATGCTTGGGTATTTTAATAGCTATTCTGATGCTATTTTGGCCAGGCTAACAAAGGAAAATGAACTACATAAAGGTATTGGGCCAAATAAAGGTTTGTTTTATTTGTTAGAATTAAATAACCCAATAGAGGAAATAGAACATTTAATAGATTGCGGTACAATAAAAAAAATATAATTTAAAATTATGATTAAATATAAAGATTATTACATAGTTTTCGAGGAAATTCCTGAAAAAGTAACGCTTGCTGTCAATATAACAAATTGTCAAAACAGATGTGTCGGATGCCATTCCCCTGAACTAAGGGAAAACATCGGAACTGAGTTGACAAAGGAAGAGGTTGACAAAATGATAAAGGAAAACGATGGAATCAATTGTTTTCTTTTCATGGGTGAGGGAAATGACAAAGAATGCTTAATTTCACTTATGCAATACATGAAAGATAAGTATCCGTCTTTAAAGCTTGCATTGTATAGTGGAAGGGAAAAAGTCGAAGGCGAATTGCTTAGATACTTGGATTATGTCAAGGTTGGCCCATATATTGAAATGTATGGGCCTCTTAATAAAGAAACAACGAACCAGAGGCTATATAAAGTTGAACATGAGTTTGTTGATACGGAATATCGCATTACTGATATAACAGATATGTTTTGGAAGAAAAATAGAGTTCGTAATTTTTGATATGTAAAAAGGTTTGTATTTTTTATTTATGATTAATAGATTAAAATGTATTATATTTGATGAATTGAAAGACAAACATATGCCTCTTACTGAGAATATTTTGTCTGACGCTGTTTTTGATTATTCTGAGCGTGGTTTTGACATAGTAATGTCAGATGGTAAGGAAAGTATAAAAAAACTATTGTATGACAATAAAAACATTGATTGCATAGTTACGATTGGAGATGAAAAAACGTCATATTATAAAGAATTGTGTACATATGGGTTTGATATTAGGAAAAAATGGGTTAATATTCCTGAATATAATTCGGAGAAAATTGCCAAATTAATAATTAATGTTTTTCTTGGTAATATTAATAGAAAAAGGTTAGATTCAAATAAACTTTTTTCAATATTTACGTGCACTTTTAATACTCCAGAATATGAATTAACAAGGCTATATAATTCTTTGGTGAATCAAACGTACAAAGAATGGAATTGGTACATACTTGATGATAGTACAAATGATGACGTTATCGAGCTAATAAATTCATTTGAAGATTATAGAATTACCGTAATAAAAAACATTACAGACCATGGAAGTATTGGGTTCAATAAGAGAACAATTGCAATGATGTGTGATGGAGATTATTTGGTTGAGGTTGACCACGATGACGAGTTGACAAATGATTGCTTGTTTTATTTAAAGATGGCGTTTGACAAATATCCTGATAGTGATTTTGTGTATTCAGACGCTTTGGAAGATATAGAAGGTGAATCTTGTATATATGGAAATGGATGGGGATGGGGGGAAGGAACCCACAGGGAAGAAGTTGTAAATGGAAGAAATGTTAAATTGTCAGTTAGCCCAGAAATCAATCCATTTTCAATAAGGACAATCTACGCACAGCCAAATCATGTTAGATGCTGGAAAAAAGATTTTTATCATAGGATAGATGGACATAATTCTTCTTTTGGGGTAATGGATGATTGTGAGCTTTTGATAAGGACGTTTTTGAATGGAAAAATGACAAAAGTTGACAAGGTTCTTTACATTCAGTATGAAAAAAGAAATAGAGGCGATGGAAATGGTACTACGCAATCAAAGCGATTTGGGGAAATACAAAGAACATGTTGGCTATTAAAAGAATTTTATGATAAGGATATTCATAATAGAATACTTGAACTTGGCTTTTCTGATTATGCTTGGGATGAAAATGAAAATAAATCAATTATATGGAAAAAACACAAACCTGGGCTTGAGATAATGAGCCATTTGGTGAAACCATAAAATTAGGGTACTATATGCCATTTGGAACAAAACGCATCCTATTGGGTGCGTTTTTTTTTTTCAATTGTCCATA